TAATATACCCAGTTTCAAAACAACAAATTTACAAAAAATGCAGGATTATTTCAAATATGTATATCCACACTTGAATACCATTTTTCAATTTCATCTTTACAAGAACTTTCGTGGATTATCATTTCGGTCATATTGTCGTGGGAAAGCAACTATGCATAAAATATGTAAAAGTATTGTGGAAAATAAGAAAACATTAGTAGGATTTGGTGATTTTTCACAACATCATGGTTTAGTAAAAAAACATCCAACCGCTCCTATACAAAAATTCAAAAATGAATTACGAAAATATTGCGATGTAATAGAAATAGATGAATGGGGAACAAGTAAAACATGTAATTTATGTAAAACTCCAATAGAGTTATACAAAAATAAAGTAATAAGAAAGAAAAAAGATGGAACATATACAAAAGCAAGAATATCTCAAATCAATAGTGTAATCCGTTGCAAACTCAACGAGTGTAAATTATGCTGTATGGATAGAGATATTAACGCATCTAAAAACATTCTATATTTATTGCAATTACAACAAGCAGGAAAAAGAAGACCAGAATGTTTTAGTCCAAAGATTATGAACGATTGTGATACTCCTTTAGAGGAAGATAAACATATCGTGGCGTGAAATCCGCAATTACCTTTTGTTTATTTTTTTAACGTTTATAATGGGCGTTTTAAATGTGCAAAGGTGTAAACAAATACCAGATTATTTTCCACTAATCCATGTTTTAAGATATCATATATATTATTAACCAATACTATTTCCATTGTATCTCTAAAAAATATTTTTTTATTTTCTAATGATAATAATGCACTATCATGCGACTTTGTTATTATATCAAATGATGTTAAATTTAAATTTTTAATAGATTTACTCGTTCGAACCATTTCTTTATATTCATCTATCTCTTTTTTTAATATTAATTCTAAATCGTTTTTATTTTCGTATGGAATTAATACTTTTTTAATACCTACATTATAAGCACCATTTAATTTACTGTGAAGACCTCCTATCGCCAAAGAGTTTCCCATTAAATCAATCTCACCTGTAAGTGCTATATCATTTCTTACTGGAATACCTGTTAAACGCGATATAATACCCAATGTAATTGTTCCACCTGCACTTGGTCCATCCTTTGGTGTTGCACCCTCAGGACAATGTATATGAATACCAAAACCTTCATTAGATTCTTCAATATCTTTTTTAATATCATTCGGTAAAATATTCCATGCTAAGGTCATTGCACAATTCATACTTTCTTTCATAATATCGCCTTGACTACCCGTTAATTTTTCCAGTGAAAATTTCTTATCTGAATATACCCTCATTACTTGTATAATAGTTATTCCTCCTAATGCAGAACCACTTGTTGCATATAAACCATTTACTAAACCAACACATGGTTTATCATGTATCTTTTTAATATTTATTTTATTAATATTTGATAAAATATCAATTGATGTTTTATCCATGGTATTAATATTAATATGAATAGGATATTCAATATCATCTAATGTCCCCATAATTTTTTTTAAATTAATGTCGCGAACGATGTCATATAAAATTTCATTTAATTTACGAACTCCGCATTCATATGTATATTCATTTATAATTTTTGTTAAAATATCATTTTCAAAAATAATTTCATTTGTTGAAAATCCTACATTTTCTAATATCTCTGGTATTACATAACTTTGACTTATTACTAACTTCTCTTTTAAATTAAGTGCTTTTATTTCAATCTCCTGTATTCTATCTTTTAAAATGCGGTCTATACTATCAGAATCATTATATGAAAATATAAATAAAACTTGCGATAAATCAATCGGTATACTTGAAAAATATCTATCAAAAAATTCTTTATTCTGGGATTGGTCCGTAATATGTGTTAATATTGAAATTATCTCTTTACCATGTTCTGTTTTACTTATTTTATCAAGTTCATCTATATAAATAATTGGATTTAAACATTTTGTTTCCATTAAAATATCTACTATTTTACCCCATGTTGAACCCATATAAGTATAATGATGTCCTTCTAATATACTTCCATTTGTAGCACCTCCTAAAGGTAAAAATGCAAAAGGCCGTTGTTCACCATTTTCATCAAATAGACATTTTGCAAGGCCATTTTTACATAATGTTGTTTTTCCAACACCAGGTGGACCACATAAACCAAAACATTGTCCTTTTGATGTTCCGTTCATCCATTGACCTATAACGCGTTTCATTTGTTTTTTAGCACTACTTTGACCATATGTACAATTATCTAATATCTTATCTACTTTATTCATATATTCACGTTTTTTATCTAAAAAACTATACCAATCATTTGTTAAATTATCGAATGTTTTAATATTTTTTAAAATATAATTTTTATAATCATTATTTATCTTTTTAATATTATCTTTATCACTATTATTATCATTATCTAAAAAAATATTTGTTTTAATAGTATTTTCAATTTGAGTTAATTTGTTTGCAATTAATCCCAAATTATTTTCGTTTATACTATTACTTTCTATTAATTCATCCTTTATTTTTTTAAAATTATTTAGTTCTTTCATACAATTTTCAATAATTTCACTATTACTTAGTATATCTAAATTTAATAATTGTTTTTCATTAATATCTTCTTCAAAAGTTATTTTAAAAATATCATTTGATATATTGCTTATTGAATTGTCTGATAAATTGTCTGATTTATTATTTAATAATTTTTCTGAAATATTTTTTTTAAGATTTTCTTTAATATGGCCGTGAATATTGTCATTATTATTGTTATTAATATCGTATTCATTTAAAATATCATTTTTTATATTATTAAGATATTTAATAAACATCATATATGAATTTTCACTTTTGTATATGTTTGCATGATATTCATCTATTATTTGTATAATCAAATTATGTACATTTTTATTTGAAATATTTAAATCATCATAATTAAATTCAAATATTTTTAATGTAAATGTATCAATATATTTATCAATTTTATTTTGAAAATCCTTTAAAAAACTAATTATAGGTTCTTTTTTATATATATTAAATGGTATTTTTAAAAATCCATCTAACCATTGTTGTGCTTTTATACTATTATCTTTAGAGCCATTTATCTCTTTTAATTTTTCCATTGCTTTATTTTTAATATGTTCAGTCGTTTTAAGACTTAAAATTCTGGACTCATATGGAACATCATTAATAGTTATGTTTTCTAATTTATTTTTATTTGTTTCAAATTTATCATATGAAACTTTAAATATTTTTTGAATCTTCCAGTGTAAACTCTTAAATAATATATCGGATAAATATTGTGTATCAGTAGAATATGTTTTATCACTTATTAAATCAAAAATAATATGTGCTGTAAATTGTGAATCTTGGTCTGACAATAAAAATAATATTATTAATTTTCGTTGTTTTTCAATGTTAGATTTTATAAATTCCTTTATTAAAATTGATAGAGACTTATTTTTATATAACAAAAATTCATTATAATCATTTTTTATCATATTTATAATTTCATCTACATCCATTAAAATAAAATCTTTTAATGATATTTGTTCTATATAATTTTCTTTAAAATCATTTGGTATGTCTATAAATTCCGCTTCTTTAAATACATCTAATAATTTATTATTAAAATCTTTATTTATTGATTTACATATATTTAATGAATCTTTTTTAAAATATCCATTTATATATATAAGCATTTTATCATTAATTATAAATAAAATACTTGCACCATTAATTTTTTCAGTTAATGTTGCATTTTTAGATATTTTTAAAAGTTTTAATATATGAATATCTTTATCATCAGGATTAATATTATTTTCTTTTAAAAAATCTTCAACTTTTGTCATGGAATTTTCATTTATCACATTACATGATAGTGGTATAAAATACTCATTTAAAACCTTAAAACACTCTATATAATTTTCATTATTATTTTTAAAAAAATCTTCTACTGGTATAAATATATCTAACACATTTAATAAATTCTCACTTCCACATTTTAAACATATTCTTTTAAATGAATTATTTATTTCTGTTATATAATTTTCAAATAATTTATGTTTTACACTAATTATATTATTAATTTTATTATATAATTCATTCAATATATCCATATGTTCAATATATTCGTCTTTATTAATAAATTGTTGTTTAAATAAAAATTCATTATGATTTGTTAATACTGATAATTTTTTAAACAAAATTGGTTGTAATTTTAATAATTTATTATTTTTTTTTATATATTTTTTTTTATTAGTTATCAAAATTGTGTTATTAAAGTTATCCATTATATTATATAGATAATATTTTTGTAAATTATTTATATTAAATTTCTATTAAATTTTAATTTATAAATTAATTCTTTATAAATTATACTATATAAAAAATAATTATATCAATTTATATAATATATAATATATAATGACTAATAAACGTAATAATAATTTAAAAGAAAATAATAATAGACCTTCAAAAAAAATGAAAAACGATATTATTCCTCCTATAGAACTTCCGAATGATTCCCCTTCTGACTCTGACTCATCAACGGATGAAGATGATAATGAAGATGATAAAGAAGAAGACCTTAAAAATAATGATTCAAACAATCCATCTAAAAAAATATCATTACTATGTATTGTTTTTAATAAATTAGATGAAAATAATGAAGAGTCTTTTAAAAATCCATTTTTGAATGACGGATGCAATGAAGATTGTAACGATGATTGTAATGAAGATTGTAACGATGATTGTAATGAGGATTGTAAGGATGATTGTAATGAGGATTGTAATGAAGATTGTAACGAAGAATTAGATGATTTCAATGATTTATTCGATATTAATGATTTTTTAAATGACATTTATAATAATAATGAACACAATGATAAAAAAGAGGATATAAATAAAGAAACAAATAATACTCAAGATACTAAAAAGGACGAGTCAAAAGAGTCGAAAAATAAAATTAACAATAAAAAAGATAATAATGATGAGAGTGAGAATAGTAATAATAATTTACCTAAATATACTTATAATTTTAGAAATAATCGAAAACAAAAAAGTCCTACAAAACGCGATGACCAGACAATGGATAATTTTTTTAGTAGTTTATTAGACCAACCATTAAGAACAAAAAGAAATGAAAGTAACAAAAGGAAGAGAGTATATGATGAATTTAAAGAATATTTTACAGAATCTGATACTCTATTACCCATTAATAAACCTATTAAAACATTAAAAGATTTAATTGAATTGGGAAAAACATATAACCCTTATGATAAAAATAGATATGTAATAAATTTGAGGGCATTACATAAATGTATTAAGCCTTTAGAAGACCTCGATTCAATGATTGGAATGAAAAATATTAAAGAGATGATTATTGATTTAATATTTTTTAGATTGCAGAATTTAGAGGATTCGCAAAATGATTTATGGCATTTAGTTATTCAAGGTTCACCTGGTTGTGGAAAGACTGAAGTATCACGGATAATTGGAAAATTATATTATTGCTTAGGTATTACTAAAAAGGATAAATTCACGCTTGTAAAACGTAGTGATTTAATCGGTAAATATCTTGGACATACTGCAAAAATGACACAAGATGTTTTTGATAATGCACGGGGTGGTATTTTATTCATTGATGAAGCGTATAGTTTGGGTAATCCAGAAGGGCGCGATAGTTTTTCAAAAGAATGTATTGATACTATTAATCAAAATTTGACTGAAAACCGCGAAACAGTTGTTTTTATAGCTGGATATAAAGAACAATTAGAAGAATCATTTTTCAGTTATAATCCTGGTTTAAATAGGCGTTTTAAAATGCGTATGAATGTTGATGTTTATAACGCGAGTGAATTACGCGAGATTTATTTAAAAAAATTAAATGAAAATAAATGGAGTGTTTTTAATGATAACCTTGAAAAAGAAGTGCCATTATCATTTTTTGAAAAGAATATTGGTCTCTTTAAATATAATGGAGGTGATATGGAAAATTTATGGCATTTAACTAAAATTGTTCATGCACGTCGTATATTTGGACAATCAAATGATATTGTTAAAAAAATAACTTATCAGGATTTAGAGAATTCTTTAAAGTCTTATAATGAAAATGATGAGTTTAAGAATCGTAGTGATAGTTTGGCAAAATATATACACGATACGATGTATTGTTGATATAATAAGTACGCCGAGTATAATAAATATAATAAATATAATAAATATAATAAATAATTTTTATAAAATAATGTTTTTTTACATTATTTGATACATATAATTTTGAGATTTCTTTTTGTTATTTCTAATGAATTAAGTTGATAGGATTCCATTCAAGAAGATAATCTATTTTAACTTTTTTTACTAAAAAGTCATTTTGAATAGAATCCCATTTCTTTACAGAAACTTCTCTATCATAAGTATTTCCAACAGCACCTGGATATAGGTACCATCCATCATCAAGAGAACCGCTTGAACGCATAACTTTCAATGACTGGTCTTTACCAAATTTCCAGTCTGCATACATTATTGGGTCATCTAAAAAATCATTAACTTTTTTTGCACAATCATCTGAACTGCAATGAATAGCGCAAAGATGTAGTACATCGTTAAAATTATTTTTAACGGCAGTATCTGTGTCTTGTCCACATACAATACAGTATTTGTGTAATTCAGGTATATTCAAGATATCTGACACTATAAAAGGCGACGATTCATTCCAACATGGAATATTTTTTATTTCTTTAATAAATACAATGTTTACATGTATAGATTCAGAAAGTTCTGTCATTTTTTGTGTTGTTTTGAGTTTTTTGGTGTTTATTTGAGTTTAAGTTTTTAATTATATTTAATAAAATATAATCAATTTTTATTTTTAATTAAATTAAATATTGTTTTATAAATTGTTTTATTATATCTCGATAAATAGTTGACAAATGTGTTTAGGTCTTTATAGATTTACTTTATCTTGATTAAAATCAACAATGTCTTTTAAAGGAACGATCATGGTTGATAAAAGTGTTTTATCCCTAACAATAACGCACCTATTTCCGTTGAATTCAATTGGAAACGGTAGTAAACTAAAGTTCTCTTTTACTTCTCCGTCTGGCATAATCACCTTGAGAGGAGTATTTTGGGGAAGAAGACCATCAGCATACATAAAATCATTCGTATAAAGACCATCAATGGCTTTTTTACATTCTTTTGAACTACAATGAAATATACAAAGGTTCGCTCCATAATTAAAGTGCGATATAAGGTCTATGCGAGCTACATCACCATTACATGTACCGCAAACCATACAGGTTTGTATACCTTCAAAAAAATACTGAGACTCAAAACGCATTAAATACGGTTTATTTGACGTACACCATGGTTGGATGAATCCATTATGTGTAGAATGAATTTCAAAGTATGAATTATTATGCGACATTTATTAAAACTGTTGTAGTTTGTAATCTCATATAAATAGTTTATATATTTATATATTTATATATTTAAATATTTATAATAAAATATCTATCAATTTTTATATAATAAAATTTATATAAAAAACATTTATACATATAAAATAATATCATATTATTATATAATTATATTACAAAATATGGAATCTTTTAAAAACTTAAAAAAGTGGTTAAAAATAAATGACAATATACAGATGTATGATAGACCACATCGCGGTTTATATACAACAAAAGATATAAAAAAGGATACTGAAATTATTAAAATAAAACCATCTTATATGATTGAATATTCAAATGCCTATAAAAAATTTCCTCTTGATAATGTTAAAGAACAAAATTCAATAACAACAATGGTATTGGTCATGTCTGATTTAAACAAAGACCCTTTTTGGAAACCTTATATTGACACGTTTCCAAAAGATTGTAGTAATCATATTGTTTATTATGATAATAAGAAAAAAGATTTACTTAAAAATACATCATTAACGTGTAATGGTTTTTATACATATTATGACCACATAAAAAGTATTGAACATGATTCAAAACTTTTATATAAATATTGTAAAAAAACTGGTGTTTTAGATGGACATAATATAAAGTATGATGCTTTTCATAAATTATTTGTAAAATATCGTATAATGGTGTCATCTCGAATATTTGGATATTTAAAAAATGGAGAACATGAATCAGGTATGGTTCCGTATGTTGATTTATTAAATTACAGTCCTGTTCATAATACAACATGGTATTACGATGATTATCAAGATTCGTTTATTTTAAAAGCAACGGAAAATATAAGTAAAAATAGTGAATTGTTAGATGATTATGGTGAAAAATCAAATGTTGAATTTTTATTGTATTACGGTTTTACTATACCAAATAATACAAATTCGACTTTACGTATCAATTATTTAAAACGCCCCATTGAATTAAGCAAAACGTCTGTTTTAAGTGAATTAGAAGTTGATGTAATAGGTTTAAAAAAAGCTTTACACAAAATATATGAACATCATATAAAAATGTTGCCTAAAATAAAAGATGATAATATTATAAACATATATCTGGATGAAATTGATATTATAAGAGTATTGAAATAAGATAATTATTATAATTATTATATTTATTAGATTTATTGGATTTATTTGTTTTATGTAATTTATTTGTTTTATTTAATTGATATAAGTTATTTATTTTATTTCATTAATTTATTTCATTTAATTAAAAAAATAAATTCATTAAATTGCATCAAAATCAAATACTTCATTATCATTAAGGTTATTTACTAATCCATTTAATGACGCAGATGAAGAAGATAATGCAGATGACATATTATTAGAACTCATTGTATGATTAAATTTTGTATCCATTGATGATATATCATTTGATGAAGGCGTATTTTTGAAATATTCTTCAAATTCGGAATCTACTCCCGAATTCATTGTTTTTGATATATGACCATTCTCAATTAAATAATTGATTTCTGTATCACGATATAAAAATATTATATCTCCTTTTCTTCCTCCATCAGTTTCTCTTATAGAAACTAATACATAACTACCTGGCTTTAATATAATTCCACCACCATATTTTTTTTTTACTGTTGATGACATATGAGCTATTATACCCGTTTTTTTAATACCAGTTGAACTTAATATATCAACTGTATATCGAGAATCACCGTTTACTTTTGTTATAGATGCAACATGAGAATCATCACTTATTTCTGGAACTGCAATTTCCCTATTTTTTACAGGTCCACTGCTATTTTTAAGACCTTTTGCTTTATTACCACCTTTTGTATTTTTTGGCATTTTTATGATTAAATAATATTATATAAATAGTATTATTTAAGTTTATTTATTTCAATTTATTAAATTATTATTATTAAATTTAAATCATTATTATAGTATTTATAATAATAAAAATCAATTTTTATAGATATATAAATTACGATAATCTAAATATATTAAATATTAAAATCGTATAAATACGCAATATATTAAATATCCCATTATAAAAAAAAATAGTAATAAAACAATGATTTTGAATAGATATGCATTATAAAATACTTCCATATTATTGTCATTTGATATAGGACTATAACTCAACTTGTTCGAGTCACTAAAATGTTCAATTTTATCACGAACAATGGGTCTTACAAGACCGTCAAATGTCATTTTACATAATGCTTTTTTACTTGTTTCATTACCGTTTTCATCATTATCGCATTTAATTATACTTCTCATATTATACATATCGTCGTTAAATACATATTCTTTACCATATTTATTTTTACATAACTCATTTAAAAATTTAGTTTTTTCAGTTTTATTTTTAATACTATCGATTTCAAAGCAATCTGTATAATATAAATCATTTGAAACATCATTATTTTGAATAGGTTCTAAAGGATTATATTGTTTAGTACAAAATGGATTTGTTGAATAAATACCATCACAATTATATACTGGAACATTTGTTTTTTTACTTAAATCTGCGTCAGAAAATGAATTAAATCTATTATACACGTTAAGATCATCTTCAACAACTGCTTTTTCAAAAATACATCTTGAATATACATTATTACAGAAATTATAATCGCCTCCTTCAATAATTTTACTTTTCAATTCACTTAGTTTCTTGTTGTGTTCATTTAATTTATGTGATATTACTGTATAAACGTCGCCTTTAAAATCATTTTTCCTTGGTTTTTTATGAGTCTTTTTATTATAAAAAATACATTTTTTAGGTTGTTCTGCATACATTATCGCCTTGCAATTTTTTTCTTTTTGAATACATTTTTTCATACAATCTATTTTAGTAGGAACACTTGAAATATTCGAATATTTTGAGGGTACAAATCCTAATGTTTGTATTGGTTCAAAGTATTTATCATAATTATGTTGGTCATATGTATCTATAGTAGATGTACTTTTACTTTTATAAAAGGTATTTATATCATAATTTCTTGATATATCATTTTCAATAGGTGTATCAAAATTGTCAATATCATATTGATAACACATATTATTGTCTCCATAATAAACAAAACCTGCATAATTATTATCTAATGCGATTTGAGCACACTCTTCTTTGTCTAATCCATGTACAACTTTCACTTCATCTTCTAAATCAAATTCATTTAGATTGAAAAATGAATTTTTAGGGTCATCTATGCCAAATGGATCTATTAACCATGGACGATTCGTTGTATTTACTTTATTAGGATTCAGTTCTTCACATAAATTTCCTCTATTTTCGCATGATATAGTTGATAGTAAATAAGGGTTTGGATTTAAGATATTTTCACTATTTTCCATATTCTAATTATTATATAGAAAATAAAAGATAGATTATAAAAGATAAATTGTAAAAGATAATTATTTTAATTATTGAATATAATTTATATTGAATATAATTTATATTATTTCATATTTACTTTATATATTAATTTTCTACATCATTATTATACAGATATGTTATTAACAAATTATCAGGCAACAGAAATTATAATAGGAACTATACTTTTTCCAATGGCTTATTTTATATATTTATATTTTATACGCCAAGGTATTAATTATTGGGATATAGGATGGTGTACATTAGTATTTTTTATAATAATGACATTTAAGAATTTTTATATTAATTTTACTATTTTACAATCACAAAATTCCATATCTGACAATATTGTAAATGGTGTTTATTATTAACGAATTATTATATAAAAATAATTATATTTTAATAAAATATTTTATCTAAGTTACATGTAGGTAAATGCAATTTATTAAAATATTTATAATAACACAATTCTTATTTTTATGTTTTCAATATATATATTTTTTAAGATTGGAATCATTTCAATACTGTGAACTTATATTCGGTTCATTCTTTATTATTATATTTTTTGGATTATTTGGGTCAATATTAACGGCAGATATGATGAAAGAACATCCAACTGTTTTAAATAATATGTCTTTATTGGCGACTATATATGCTATTTGGTTTTATATTACTAAAAAATTGAGTAATGGTATTAATAGTGATCGAAACGGGGTAATATATTATTAAAAATATTTTTATATACTATAATTTTTATATAATCATCAGACATATATGTATATTATTGATATTAGAATTCACTATATAATTTATTATAATAAATATAATATAAAATCTATATATAAATTATATTAGAAAATGAAATTTTTTTATCTTTCTGGATTGCAAAAAACAGATATTGCAATTACAACTTTTATGTTTTGTGTATTTATAGGATTTTTACGTCCACTCCTTTTAGGTTTAGACCTTAATTCACGTGATATTATTGCTTTTACATTGATTTTTTTTGTTTGGTATGGTTTGACGATGATGTTTAGTAATGCATATACATATGAATCACAATATTATAAAATTAAACATGTATAGTTTAGAAAAATATTTTTACGATTTTATTTTTAATGGGCAGATTTAAAACATCTGAAAACCCAAATTAATAATAAAATAATGAATGAAATCCACCATAACTCTATATTTTTTTTAACGATTTCATACGCGAAACAAAGGGAGAAAAAAAAAATCCCGAATAAACAGCGTATTAATATATCAAACGCTTCACATGGTTCTCCATAATTGCTATTGTAACTATTATCATTTACTTCATGGTGTCTTTTTTTAGGAATGCATCTATGATGTATATGAACCATTTTGTTTGATAAATATCTTCTTTAAGTTGTAAGAGTTATATTCTTTTAATAAAATATCAATACAATAATTTTAACAGTCATATTTAACCATCAACTTTTTTATATAATCTATAAAAAATAAACTATATATAAAAATAAAACTATATATTATATATAATGTTAATTAAAAAAATAAAAACATATGAAGAACTTCAAACAAACATTAATAGTTATAAATATATTATTTTAAATATAAGCGCTGTATGGTGTACACCATGTATGAAATTGAAACCAAATTTAGAGAAATTCATTACTGTAATTGATGAATCGGAATATATTTATTTAAAATTAGATGAAGAAGACTATTCAGATGATAAGGAGTTTGAAAAGTTATTTCATCTTCAAAAAATTCCTTATTTTGCCATTTTAAAAGACGGATTTGTTGTTAATTCATTTGTTTCAGGTGATTTTGATTTTGTTTCTAAAAAAATATATGAATATATTAAAAGAGCTGATACTACTGAAAAAGATGACAATTATGAATTTAAAACAGATGATGATTTTTAGATAGATTGTTTTTTTAAAAGTTTTTTATTTTTCCTCTGTATATAATAAAAAATTGATTTATAATTTTATTGTATTATTATTATATAATAATTTTTAAATCAAAATGATTCACTGGATTATTAGAGTAAATGATGGAGAAAATTTCCGTAATAGTAAATATCCATTTTGGGGTATGAAACGAGGAAAAAATGGATGTATAAAAACAATAATAACTAAATTAAAAAAAGGTGATATATTATGGTTTTTAACCTCTAAACCATATGGAAGTAAAATAATTGGAATGAGTGAGTATTGTGGATTTTACGATAGAAACGATGAACCTTTATTATATATTAATACAAAAACAAATGAAGAACAAAATTGGACAGGAGATGAAAATTGGGACATTCAGTTACATTATTGTAATTTGTATATTACGGAAAAACAAAATATAACTGGATGTATCCCATGTGGAAACATAATTTTAAAATATGAAACATTCAAAAACAAAATAAATAGTGATTTGTATCAAGAGTATAAAAATTTTAAGTTTTATTCTGAACCAAAAATATTTCAATCAGAGTTTTAAATAAGAATATTTTTTTGAAATTTTAACATTTTTATAAAAATAATAATATTATTATATTTCAAGTTTCTAAACTATTATAAAGTAAATATTATATATAAAATTATAGAATATTTTTATATATTATGTATATTATAAAACGTTTTTCACACCATCATTCTTCTTCAATTCATTTTTTTATATTAAATTCAACTAAAAATAAATTAAGAAAATATAATAATAACTTTGTCGGAAACGACATTATGTTATTAGACAATCCATTAAATGAATGTATTAGTTCACGTACGAAAAATATAAATCGATTTGATATAAAGGAATATGAGAATCCATTAAATGAATGTATCAGTACAAGAATAAAAAATATAAAAAATTATGATACAGAAAAATATCAAAATCCATTAAATGAATGTGAAAAAGAAAAATAAAAATTTAGTTATGATAAAGATATTTATTAAATAATTTTAATTTTATTATATACTTATATATTTATATATAATTAGATGAATTATACACATAATGATTATACACCTTTAACAACACAAGTGATTTATTATTCATTATTTCAAAAAAAATTATTTGATGATGAGATCACTATTATGAAATATTTTCCTGAAAAAGTATTTGGTATATTTACAAGTATAAGACGTAATAAAAAATTAGATAAATGGCCAGTTGATATACATGGATGTATTGGTTATTGGGACAATGATTTTAAAGATTTGACACCAGACGATTTATATAATAATTTATTGAGAGTGTCATATGATGCATTATGGAATGATAATAGAAAGAAATATTTTGAACCAATTGAAAATGATCCAGAGTCTTCCATAGAATTAGATTTTATGTTAAATCCAATTTATAATATAAATACAAAGACTGGTACAATTACTGAATTAAAAACACAGTTTTCAAATCAAACATATGGAATTATTATTCAAACCAATAATGGTCTTAGACGTGCAACATATTTACCAAATGTTTTTCCAAATATATCATGGAATGAATTAATTATTTCAATAAAAAATAAAGCGGGTATTGCGAATGAAGAATTCAAATTATATGCATATAAAATAGAACAGATAAAAGCGCAATTTATTACACTTCTAACAAATCGATTATTTACAGATTCATGTATATATAAATTTTCACGGTTTTTAATTGATAATATGAAGAAAAATTTAAATTTTCCATTTGTATATTCATATTATGGGAAATCTAAAAATAATAGATTAGAATGGAATTCTAAAGATGATGTAAGAAATATAGCAACATTAAGTGAAGTATTTAGATATATATATTATTATAAAACTATTTCTACACCAGAAGAATTTAAAATGATTAAAGAAAAAATATTTAAAATATTAAAGAATTTTTCAAAATATAGTTCTCAATCATTATCATTTTTAGGCTATATTTATTCATTACCTAATATTTTTAAAAATAATAATATTGGTAATAAATTCAATAAAAATACTAGTAAAAATAATTTTTGTAAAAAATTGTTAAAAGACCTTTTAACCGCTGAAAAGGATTTTGCAAGACAAGAGATAATAATCGGATTAAATAAAGCGGGTTGTAAAATAGATCAAAAAGATTTCCCATTATCTTTTGATATTAAAGATACTATTTTTAGGATGAATTGGATTATTCAGGCCATTATAAGTTTTAATATGATTCCATCGCCTGAATTAATAAGTATTTTAGAGAAAAAGATTGAAAATGAAATATTTGTCGGTATAAATACTTTAGAAACAAATTATATAGCAGTTGCATTTGAAGCATTGTGTTTTGTTTATAATGTATATAAATCGAATGGTGAATTAAGTATTATGTATAAAATATTTCGATTATTATATGAACTTGAAAAACGTAAAAAGTCATTTGACATATTTTATGTATTTTTAAATAATAGTGTAAGAGTTGATATAACAGGGCATATCAATAATGGTTTATTTCAATTGCATAAAATATAAAATAAAATAATATAATATATAAAATATAATTTATAAAATAATATATATATTAGAATTAAGTGATTAGTTAATAGATGGAGTTAAATGAAAAGAAGAAAAAGAACAATGGAAAGAGAGGAAATAAGAAAATGATTAATCAAGAGTTATTATATGATATGATGTACTATAAAGAAGAGAATGATTCTATCAATAATTATAAAAATATAGAATATTTATCATCTAAAGAACAGCAAAATTTTGAAAATAAGTTTTCAACCCCTCGTAATGAATCACAAAAGAGATTATTAACATGTTTGAAAAAGAAGGATTATAGAATTGTTATTGCATCTGGACCAGCAGGAACTGGCAAAACTCTATTTGGTATAGAACAAGGTATTAAGAATTATATTAATGGTAATTATGAAAAATTAATTTTTACGCGACCCGCCGTTTCAGTTGATGAAGACTTAGGATACTTGCCTGGAACACTTGAAGAGAAAATGGCACCTTGGATGGCACCTATTTTTGACATTATTCATAATTTTATATCACCTAAAGAAGTAAAATTATTGATGGAAGATAAGATTTTTGAAATAGTTCCATTGGGGATGATGCGCGGAAGAACATTTAAGAATGCATGGATTGTTGCGGATGAAATGCAGAATAGTTCAATATCACAGATGAAAATGTTATTGACGCGTTTAGGTGAGGGTAGTCGTATTATAATAACGGGTGATTTAGAACAGAATGACCGTCATGGAGAGGTTAATGGATTAGAGGATTTTTTGAGTAAATTAAAAGGACGCCGTTCAGATAGTATTTCAAGCATAGAATTTGACAAATGCGATATTGAAAGGGACAAGATTATAGAAGAAGTATTGGATATATATGAAACAAATAAAATACCATATCATTATAATGTGACGGATTTAGAAATGGAGGAAGTCGAAACAGATGGTTTTGTAAAAGGTTGATTTTATTAATTTTGTCTAACAATAATGAATTAATGTTCTTGCTAAAGGAGGCATACATTTATATATTTGTTCGTTATTATTATTATGATATTTATCAAGATAATATAATTCAAAATAGTCTCTTTTTTCAATCGATGATTTATTAGAAATTGTCTTTTTTTTTTTTATAATACTTATTATATAATTAATCATATCAATATTTGTACGTGTTTTATTCGAACCCTCTAAATTTGTTAAACTACATAAGAGTTTTTTATTATTTTTTATCATCATTTCTTGAAAATTAAGTTCTTCTATTTTGTCGAATTTAAGAAAAATAATTAAATATAATAAACTATAAGAATCATCTAAACTAACTTCATCTGATAATGTAAAATCATTCGGTTGTCGAATAAATAAATTTCTAATAAAAAGTCTTTTTATATTTATAAATTTAAAATTAAATTTTTCTTCACATAAACTTATATAATTTTCTATTTGAGATCTATTTTTTTTATCAGTCGATATTTTTCTACAAATTTTAAGTGACATATATTCACATGTTAATAATAAATCAATTTTTTGTATATTGACTTTTCGTAATTTAGAATTAATTTTATTATCTATATCTAAATCGGTAAAAGAATATTTATCTATTTCAGATAATGTATCAATAATTATTTTAATTATTTTACTGTAAGTTAAGAATAATTGTATATCATTAACTTTTGTATTATTTGTAGTATTAACTGTTGTATTATTTGTAGTATTAACTGTTGTATTATTAACTACACTATTAGTAAATTTAATTTTTTTTCCAAGTGAATTTTCATTATTTGAATTTTCATTAAATGTACGAACTTGAATACTTTTATTAAATGTAACTGTTTTTTTATTTATTTTAGGAGTATTTTGTTTGTAATGTATTTCATTATTTAAGATTTCCAAAAAATTGTAAATTTGACGATAATAATTAATTATTCTTTTTAAATTTACGTATTCTTCATTTCTCTTATCTTTTGTTCCAGTTAAAATTCTACGTCGAATAGGTAAAAAATTAAAAATACTTGTACTTTTTTTAATATTATATTTTTTTTTAGGATCTACTGTAAATAATTCAATTATATCATCTTTTTCCATAATTTTTACTCTTTCTATAGCAATATTATAAACATCTTTTATGTGAAATATTAAAAATATATATATTTTACTACTTGGTTCATATTTTTTATAATAAGAATCTAAATTGAAAAATAAACACCTTATAAAATTACAGTATGCTTCAATAAAATATTTATCTTTTTCAAATAAATACTTAATTTCACTGTTGTCTGGAAAAATAGTAGGATTTTTGTATGGAAAAATATTAGGATTAAATTCAATTTTACTACTCAATGTTATACTTCCTTTTCTCACATTCTTAAATACATTTAAAAGATTTAATATTTTATTACAAGTTTCTTTTATTAAATTATTACTTTTATAAATATTTTGACGAATATTAATTATAGGAGTATTATTATTAATTTGACGAGTATTTTTTACAGTATTTTTTTGTATATAATATTTACATAAAAGTTCTAAAAGAGAATCATCTCTTATACAAACAACCATTTATATAATATTATATAATATTATATAATATTATATAAATTTATATTTTTTAGAATAATATTTTTATTTATACAGAACAACATGTATATGACTTTCCAGCCATAGGATTACCAACGCATCCTTGTCCTTGTTGATAAGAACAAACACCATCCGTAAAATAATAGTTATTAGTGCCTAATTGAGATGCACAATAATTACACATCCATTGACAACCCGTTCCAGAAGAAACAGTGAATTGAACACAGTTGTTGGATGGTAATTGGATATTATCACATGTTTTTTGAGATTGAACTAAAGAGATGATGATTGAAAATAAAGTTATAAGACGCATTTTATATTATATATAATTATAATTTTTATATGATATTTAATTTTAATTCAAATTTTATATATTATTTTTTAATAATTTATTTTTTAATAATTTTTGAAACTGCAAATTATACAATAAATCTCTGTATTATTATATTTTCTTCATTATTTTCTAATATTTTTTGAAAAACGTCATCTTCATATCGCGTATTACCATAATTATCTATATAAGTCGTTTTCATAAAAATTTCTTTTTTTATTATTTCATCATCTTTACTATAATTTATTATTAATATTATTGGAAAGTTATTATCATATTGTATTTCAATTGTTATATTTATACCCAAAAAACATTTATTAAAATTCTTTGCTCTTTCACTCAATTGGAATAAATGACCAGTGTTTTGTTTCAAATTTTGATTATTTAATGTAGTTGGGAAATGTAAGGATAAAGTTCTAAACATATTATCATATATTAGTCTTTCAATATAGCATTTGAAGATATGTTTTTTTTTAATTTCAATTTCTTCAGGTGTATTTGTATTATAACATTCTAAATATTTTTTTTTGAAATCTTCAGATGAATTACCACAACTTTCTGCACGATGATATATAGGAATTTTTAATTTATTTTCTAATTCATCACTAAAATAAGTAATTCCTTCTATAAAATCTTTAAAAACATGTGTAATTCCTAATGGTATAAAACTATTTAATTTTAATATTTTTGTAAAAATTTTATTATGAATACTCATAGATTTTGTTGTTTTAATATTTATTAAAAAGTATTTAACTTCTTTTATTTTGACATAATTATAATCAATAAATCCTTGTAGTAGTATATGATTATTTCTAATATTATATAATTTGTTATAAAAAATATCTAAATTATTATATAAATCAAGTAATTTATTTTCATTTATGTTTTTTGGAATTGTCGTTACATTATGTTGAAGTTGTATAAGTTTAATATTAGAATATATGTCAAAAAATATATTTGTTATTTCATCAAAATTTGAATTCATTTTTATAAATATTATCAATTTATAATTTTAAATAATTATTTTTATTTATTTGTTATTATAAAAATAATTAATTTAAAATCTTGGTTATAAAAATATATATGAAAAACATAAATTAATTAAAAATTCAAACAAATCAATATAAATCTATACAACAATCATCAATAACAATACAAATAAATGAGTGAAATTATTATTACAACAAATTATATTTATTTACTACAAGAAAGAGAATTTATAAAGAGCAAAGAAAACATTTATAAAGTTGGAATGACTAAAAAAGAAAATCACATAAGATTTAATCAATACCCAAAAGGTTCAGTTCTTTTATTCCAAATGATTTGCAACAATTGTAAAAGTATTGAAAAACAAATTATTAAATTGTTTATAGAAAAATTTGAGAATAGAAAAGATATAGGTAGTGAATATTTTGAAGGAGAATATAAAAGCATGATTGACATAATTTATTTAACTATAAAAAATGAAGAAAATATTGATGAAGATGTTGTTGATGCTAATCAAGATTATATTGAAGAAGATAATATTGAAGAAGAAACATTATCTACATATGAAATAACTACATATGAAGAATGGATTAAATCTAATAAATTAGGAAACGTAAATAATATAAGCAAAGTAATTATCACTAATGAAAAGCGTAAAGAAGGGTTTTTAAAATTCGAAAGGCAATTATGGAGAAAACTTTATGACACAAATAATTTAGAATTTGAGGATGAAGAAAATTTGTTAGGATATATTCAAAATTTTCAAAGTGATTATTTATTAAAAAATAAAACAACAAATGAATTTATTAGTTATTATGATTATTTGAAGTTAGATAATACTGAACAAAATAAATATGAATCAAAAAATTGTAATATTAAATATAATGTTGAAAAAATATTAGAAGATACAATTAAAAAATGTATTGTAAAAAAATATGACTTATATAATTTAAATTATTGTGAATATGCATTTTCAATATTTAGAATAAATAATAATTCTTCATCAGTGTCATATGTTATATATAATTCCGAAAAAGTTACATTTACTCCTGTTGATGAATTAATTAGTGATAAAATATTAACAGAAGACTGCGTGGGAAATAGATCTTTTTTTATAAAAAATATAATTAACATTAGCATTGTTGATGATATTTTAAATTCATTAATAACAAATGATATTAAAATTCAATATAAAAAATTAGTATATAATTTAATTGTGAAACAAGAGGAAAAACAAATTATATTTTATGATTATAATGAAGGGTTATTAACAACATGGATAAAAGATTTATTATATTCTATACGTAGTTGTAGTTATAAAATTTATGCATTAAGTTATGAATATTATGATGATAAAATAGCATTTAAAAAATTACTAAAAATTCATAATTGCAGATGTATCATAATTCGCGAGATAAAGTGGATTACAATTGAACAACAAATTAAAGATTTTCATAAATTAGGATTTAGAAATATTATTGTTAATCAAAATGATAAAAAAAATTCTATGTATGATATTGTAAATTATAGAAAATATTTACACGACAATAAAGAAATAATAATGAAATATATAAAAGAAGAAAATAATTATGAACCTACCAGTTGGGAATCTGAAATTCAACACAATGATTCTATATTTTATAGTCAAAGATTGTTATTGACAAATTTTTTGAAATGGTGTTGTGTAAAATAAATCATAAAAAACTAAAAGTATAAATATAGATCTATTTATTTTTAATTAATTCATAATATTATGATTATATCAGGAAATAATAATTATTTTGATGAAAATCATACACAATCATAGACAATCATATACAATTATACAAAATTATATAAAATTACATAATTTAAAATTATAATATTATTTAAAAAAATATTTTTAATAATATATATTTCAAAATGAATAAAATGTATAATTTTATATTTAATCGTGTTAAAAGAATAATTCCAAAGATTTCTGATACTGAAATCATTGCTTTAAAATCGGGTGGAACCAGTATAGATCGCAATATATTTATGGGTAAAATGGATTATAAATTTTTATATTCACCAATAGATAAAACAAAATATAATATTCCAAGTGATACTGAAAAAAATATTGAACAATTATTAAAAAGAACTGGAACTAAACCAATTTATCCTAATATAAATATAAAAGATACTATGAATTATTTGGGGAAAAATGGATTTTTAAGTATGATTATTGACAAAAAATATGGTGGGAATCGTCTTTCAATAGAAACGCAATCATATATATTATCAAAAATATCATCATACAATCCATCATTGGGCGTTGTTACAATGGTTCCTAATTCATTAGGTCCTGCGGAATTATTACAACATTATGGAACAGAATCACAGAAAAATTATTTTTTACCAAAATTATCTGATGGAACTTTTATACCTTGTTTTGGATTGACAGGGCCTAATAATGGTAGTGATGCCATTGGAAAAATAGATGAAGGTATTGTTAAAATGGTTAATGGTAAAATAAAAATAGAAGTTACATTAAATAAACGTTATATTACATTGGCTCCTGTATCAAATTTGATTGGAATCGCATTTCGACTAAATGATCCTAATAATTTATTAGGAAATGGTAAAAATGGTATAACATTAGCATTGGTTGAAAGTAGTCAAGAAGGATTGGAACAAAAAACGTATCATAATCCTAATAATGCGGGTTTTCCAAATGGAACTATTAAAGGTAGGATATTAATTGATCCTGAACAGGTGATTGGAGGAAAGGATAAAATTGGAGAAGGTTGGAAAATGCTAATGGAATGTTTAGCTGTTGGCAGAGGTGTTTCTTTACCAGCAACAGCCAATGGTTCATCAAAATTTGTTACACAATCTATTTTAAATTATATAAATTTAAGGACACAATTTAATATGAATATTGGAAACATGGAAGCTGTAAGAGAGAAATTTATAGAGATGTATTTAAATACATGGATTATACATACATCTGTTAAATTAACAAATCATATTTTAGATGGTGGTTTAACTCCATCTGTCTTAACAGCAATAATGAAACAACAAACTACTGAAAGGGCGCGACTTATTTTAAATCATGGTATGGATATTTATTCGGGTAGTGGTATTTGCATTGGTGAAAATAATTTTTTTACACAATTTTATAATTCATCGCCTGTTGGAATAACAGTAGAAGGATCTAACACTCTAACGAGAGGACTTATTATATTTGGTCAAGGATTAAATAAGAGTCATCCGTATATATTTCCTATTTTTACGAGTATTCAGGAGAATGATTTAAAATCATTTAAAATTAATTTTGATAAATTGTTATTTGATATTATTAAAAATTATATTTTAGTAATTAATCCAATTTATTCTATTAAATTAAAATTGTTTAATAAAAATGATGAAATTGAACGATTAGAAAGAGCAACTTTAAAATTTAGTTTATTGACAAATTTTATAGCACTTATGGGTGGTAAAATAAAATCTAAACAGATGATATCGGGCAATATGGCTGATATATTATCAAACATATATTTAGGATATAGTTTAGTTTGGTATCATCATCATTTTACTGATAAGAATAATGATAAAACATATTTATTTTTAAGAAATCAATGTATAGATTTTTTGATGAATGAATTGGAATATAAAATGAATTTAGTTATTGAAAATTATCCAATTCAAATATTAAAGCCTTTTTTATATCCATTAAAAAATGATGTAAAATATCAAGTATTGGAAAATAAAAATAAATTATATGAAATGATATTAAAAGATAAAACTTTAAACGGAGTATTTAAAAAGGATATTTATTATAAAGGAACTGTTTTAGAAAAAATGGAGAATTTATTAAAGATGGATAAAAACTCTGTTGAATATGAATTATTATATCAAGATATTATTAGAGTAGGTGAATTTCCTATAGATTGATTTTGATTTTGGTTTTATTTTTTTATAAAAATATTTATAATTATTATAAAAATAATTAATTTAAAATATTGGTTATAAAAATATATATGAAAAACACAAATGTGTATTTATAAAAATTGTAAAATACGACCGAATTTTAATTATGAAAATGAAAAAACAGCAATTTATTGTTCAAGTCATAAATTAGATGGAATGATCGATATAAAACATAATACTTGTATTTATAAAAATTGTAAAATACGACCGAATTTTAATTATGAAGGTCAAAAAACAGCAATTTATTGTTCAAGTCATAAATTAGATGAGATGATTGATGTAAAATCAAAAACTTGTATTTTTGAAAATTGTAAAAAACAACCAACTTTTAATTATGGAAATGAAAAAACAGCAATTTATTGTTCAAGTCATAAATTAGATGGAATGATCGATATTAAAAATAAAACTTGTATTTATAAAAATTGTAAAAAACAACCAACTTTTAATTATGGAAATGAAAAAACAGCAATTTATTGTTCAAGTCATAAATTAGATGAGATGATTGATGTAAAATCAAAAACTTGTATTTTTGAAAATTGTAAAACAAGACCAACTTTTAATTATGAAAATGAAAAAAAAGCTTTATATTGTTCAAGTCATAAATTAGATGGGATGATTGATGTAAAATCAAAAACTTGTATTTTTGAAAATTGTAAAACAAGACCAACTTTTAATTATGAAAATGAAAAAACAGCAATTTATTGTTCAAGTCATAAATTAGATGAGATGATTGATGTAAAATCAAAAACTTGTATTTTTGAAAATTGTAAAACACTACCGACTTTTAATTATGAAAATGAAAAAAAAGCTTTATATTGTTCAAGTCATAAATTAGATGGGATGATTGATGTAAAATCAAAAACTTGTATTTTTGAAAATTGTAAAACAAGACCAACTTTTAATTATGAAAATGAAAAAACAGCAATTTATTGTTTAAGTCATAAATTAGATGGTATGATTGATGTAAAATCAAAAACTTGTATTTTTGAAAATTGTAAAACAAGACCAACTTTTAATTATGAAAATGAAAAAACAGCAATTTATTGTTTAAGTCATAAATTAGATGGTATGATAAATATTAAAAATAAGAGATGTAAAACTTATTTATGTTATACACAAGTTACAGAAAAGTATGATGGTTACTGTTTATACTGTTATATAAATTTATTTCCAAATAAACCTGTATCACGTAATTATAAAACGAAGGAATATTCTGTAGTAGAATATATTATGACAAAATACCATGATTTATCATGGAAATCAGATAAAACCATTAAAGATGGATGTTCTAAAAGAAGACCTGATTTATTATTAGATTTAGGATATCAAGTTTTAATAATAGAAATTGATGAAAATCAACATATAGACTATGATTGTAGTTGTGAAAATAAAAGAATTATGGAATTATCGCAAGACTTAAATCATCGACCAATAATTTTTATCCGTTTTAATCCAGATGATTATTTAATTGAAGACAAAAAAATTACTTCTTGTTGGGGTGTAAATAAAAAAGGTTTATGTGTTATAAAAAAATCTAAAGAAATTGAGTGGTTAGAAAGATTGAATACATTATCTTCACAAATAGATTATTGGATAAATCCTTTTAATAAGACAAATAAAACAGTCGAAATAATTCAATTATTTTATGATGAATATAATTAAAATATTGTTCTTATAATAATATAAATATATTATTAATAATATATTTATGGATAATGAAGAGAAATATGATTACATTGTATATTTATTAACACATAGCACATCTAATAAAACATATATAGGAATTACAAATAATCCAGAAAGAAGAATAAGAATGCATAATGGAATTATTAAAGGTGGTTCTTTTTATACAATATTTAATAAAGAAGACGGCAAATGGGATTATTATGGTTTTATATTAAATCTGACTAAATCAATGGCTTTATCAATTGAAAAGAAAATACATATTCATTCAAAAAAGAGTGTTGGTAAAACACCTTTAGATAAAAGATTAAATTATATAAAAAAATTATTAGATCAAGATGAGTATAAATTAAATGGAATTGAATTTATTATTCTCTAATAAATAATAAAATGTTAAATTATTAGATTAGGCGATTATAAAATATATGATTTAATATTAAAAGAGTATGCCTAAAAAAAGCGAAGAATCTAAACCAAAAAGTGTTAAGGCCAAAAGTGTTAAACCAAAAAGTGTTAAATTAAATGATGTATCTAATTTAAATCAGATACAAACAGAAATAGAAGACGGATTGATTGAAATCGAAAATATTAATATTAAAAATGTATCTAATATAAATGAAAAAAAAGAATCAAAAAAGACTACTTCAAAAAGTAAGAAATCTAAATCCGTTCAAATGAACGTGGTTAAAAATAATTATGATAAAAACATTGAAAAAACAAATGTAACAAACGCTGAAACAAATACTGAAACCTTAACCGAAAAAAATAATAAACCAAATAAAAAAACTTTTACACAATCACCTTTATCAAATTCCGTAATAAAACCATTTAATAAAGAATTAGTTCCATATTTCAGTTCAACAAAATCTAATAATAAAGAATTTAAAGAAGAGATGGATAAATATCACAATTCATTTGATGATATAATCCATTTTTCCAAAAAAATAAGTTTAGCAAAAAAGAAGTCTATTAATTGTATAATATATCATACGGAAAATAGTGACGGAGTGATGTCAGCAAATATTGTTGTTAAATATTTATTAGAAAATAAAACAGGTGATGATTTGTTAATAATACCTACAAAACCATCATCAGGTAAAGGTTCTTTAAATAGAAGAATAGAAAAATATGAGAAACAATTAAAAGGACGTAATGTAATAATATTGGATTTACAATATAATAAAGAAATGTTAGATTATATAAAATCACGCGCAAAAGATGTATTGGTAATAGATGACCATCCCATAGGACAGAATCAAAAGAGCGTTTCAAATAATGGAAATAGTAATGGAATGCATTTTATAGGTGATAATAGTCATGCAACCGTTGCATATACATGGAAGTTCTTTTATCCAAGAGAAGATGTTCCATTATATGTACAACTTATTGATAATGATGATAGAAAATTACAATTTCCACATTTAAGTAAATATCGTAAAATGACTTCTTTTTATAATTATAGGATTTTTCACAATCCATATTTACAAAAATTAGGAATAAAATTTGATAAAGCCAGTGATTTCGAAAATCTTGATTCTATTTTTGTAAATGATGAATATAATTATATATATGGTATAATAGGACATTATTATGATGAACTTGCTAATAATATAAAAGACCAAGTTGCCAGAAATGCCAGATTCGCCTATTTTGAGGGTCATCCTGTTTACGTTCTTAATTATAATGACCCCGTATTATCAAGAATGGTTGGACGTCAAATGTTGACAAATGCCGCTGCCAAAGGTGACCATATAGATTTCGCCGTTTTATGGGGATATGAATATATAAATCAATGTTATAGGGTTCAATTAGTGGAATTTCATGGTGGAAAACCCAAATATAACTTGCCATATATAGCAAAAACATTGGGAAATATAGGAGGACTAGGTAAAGGCGGAGGAGGAGCCGCATTTGTGGGTAATTTTTATTGGCCACGCGGACAAGGTAAGGATATATGGGATTTATTTAATAAAACACCAAGATATTTGAAAAATAAAAGAGATTGATAAATAAATATTGATAGATTATATTCAAAGAAAATAAAAATATATATTACTACTCAAAATATTATATTTCATAATTTACGATTAACAATATAAGAATGTCTGCTTATTTGGTAATTACAGTTTTGCTAATTATGCTAATTATTAATCCATGTGTTAATTCATTATTAGCATTTATTTTCTATTCTATATGTTACACTTTTGTAATATCAGGAGGATAAAAATAAATGTTTGATATATTCTTTACGAATTACATTTTTAAGTAATATTATAAAATATTCATTAAGTCTTTTCATTTATAAAAGAAAAAATAACTTATATAGATATTGATTTTTAGAGTTATATTATTTATACACCATTTATCATTATTTATTATTTTATTAATTTATTATTTTATTCTTTTGTATTTTTTATTACCTATATTATGTATATTACCTATATTATGTATATTACGAAATATATAATATATAAAAATAAATATTACTCCAATAATAAATATCCATATAATATAACTAAAACAAAAACCTATATTATTTATTCTATACCATCCTAATTTGGGGTTTGTATTTACTTCAATATAATTCGTTAAAATTTTAATCATATATAATAAATATTTTTCTCCATAAAAATTATGAAACCAATGTTTTTGGTTTTCTGTATGAGGTAATTTTTGAAAATATAATGGAATTTTATAAAAATATTTTGTATAATTTTGTGTTAAAAAATGGTCCCAATGTAAGTAATTATTAATATTATTATTATTTAATATATCTAAACATATTTTTCTATTATAAATAATTGAATGTGCAGAAAGTGAATATATTCCCCTATAAACATTTGATGTTGAAAAAGGAATACAAAAATAATTTATTTGTCCTAAATTAAAATAAAATGAAGTTTTATTATTTATAAAAATATCCTTTATTTCATTAATAATATTTATATTTATTATTTCTTCATTAACTATAAAATCATCTTCTAATATTAAAATATTATTATAATTATGTTTTATTGAATGGTTCATTGTATTTAAATATGCATCTATTAAATCATATGGTGGTATATTTTCAGGTAAATCTTTATTACATTTTTTATATCCTTTATTATAAACAATATATACTTTTTTTGTTGGGATATGTTTTTTTAATTGTTCTTCATATTCGTCTTTTCGTTTACTATTTTCCATCGTTAAAATATATGTTGCATCAACAAAACTATCTAAAAATCCATTTTTATAATTTCTTTCTTCAAAATAATAACAATCATTGTTTATCATTCTATAATATATAATATATATAAAAATAATATAAAAACTATTAAAATTTATTAACACTTTACTTGAATAATATTTAAAATCGCGCTCATTGTGTACGATTCTTTAAGTTGTATTATAAAATATTTATGTAAAGAGTTAAATATATAATTATTTTACAATTTAGTTATATATTATAATTATAAATATTTATCTCTTTTTATTAGAAAATAATTTAGAATCCAATAATATTACACCTATAATAACTATATAAGTTAAATGTAAAACAACTGATATACAGGTTGGTTGGTATGTAAAAATTTCATTATATGTTTGTAATATTTTATCTAAATTATGAATTACTATAAGTATTGTACCAATTATTAAAAATATCATTGATATAAATAATACATGTAATTTATATTTAAAATTTATAAGTAATAAAATACCAACTGTAAATTCAAATATTATAATTAATATATCAAAATATTTTGGTAATTTTAAAACTTTATAAGCTTCTTCTTCACGGTAAGATTTTAAATATATTCTATTAATTGATGTAAATATAAATACAAATCCTACGTAATATATTAAAATATCTTTTAGATTTAGATTCATTTATATAGTATAATTATATATTATATATTATATATTATATATTATATAAATGAATTAAATATTATTTCTATATAAAAAATATTTTATTATTATAATTAAATTTAACTCTAAAAAATAATAAAAAATGTTTTATTTTAACCCTTTACATGAATAAAAGTCAAAATTAACTTCCATGTGGGTGATTCTTTAAATAGTATTATAAAATGTTTATGTAAAGGGTTAAAAATATAATTTTATCTAATATTTATCTGAGATTTAATATATTTTATGAATTTATGTAAATATTATAAATTCTATATATTCTATATATTCTATATATTATATATATTATATTATTATATTATATAAATGAGTGAACTTCATATTGTAACTGTAGCAACAGAATCTAAATATTATTTTCCATATTTAATAGAATCATGTAAAAGACATGGTAAAGAATTAGAAATTTTGGGTTATGGAGAAAAATGGAAAGGTTTTAATTGGAGATTTAAATTAATGATTGAATATTTGAAAAAATTACCACAAAATGATATTGTATGTTTTGTTGATGGTTATGATGTTTTATGTGTTCGTGATTTAGATGAAATGAAAAAAGTATTTTTAGAAATAAGAAATAAAACAGGATGTGAAATGGTTATTGGAATAAATGAATTTGATACAAATAATTATATATATAATTTTGGTTCTTATTATTATTTTGGAAAATGTAATAATTCATATATTAATGCAGGTGCATATATTGGATATGCGAATGATTTATTAAAAATAATGAATGAAATTATTCAAATTAATAATAAAGATGATGCAGATGACCAAGTATTAATAACAGAATATTGTAATAAATCAAATACTAATATATATATTGATAATAATGGTATATTATTTGTAACATTATTTCATCCATTGTGTGAAATTGATGAATATTTTGAAATTTCAGAAGATACAAAAGTAGTAAGTTATAAATCAAATAGACCGTTTTTTATACATGCAAATACATATGGATATTTAGATGGAATAATTAAAAAATTAGGATATTCAATGGAATCAAATAAAATTAAAAATGAATTATTTTATAATTTTTTAGAAAAAAAAATATTTTTATATACATTTATGATATTAAAAAATAATATAATATTAATTGTTTTTTTAATAACTTTATTATTAATATTTTTTTATATATCAAAAAATTATAAAAAAATAATAAAAAAACTAAAATACAGGAAAAAATAAAATACAGGAAGAAATAAAATACATGAAGAAATAAAATATTTATAAAATATACTTTTTATTATAAATATATAAAAATTATGAATATAAAATAATAATTTTTATAAAAAGATTTATATTTTATAATATAAAATATAAATAATTGTAAATAAATGTAAGTAAATTAATAACTAATAATATTATTATTTATTTTCTAGTTGATTTGAAAAGATTTTCATAAGACGTTTCAAGTTCTGAATATTTTCTTTTAAGACTGGTATTTTCTTTTTTAAGATCATCGTTTTCACTTCGAAGATTTGCAACAGTTGATTTTAAGAAATTATTATTTGCGCGTAAATCAGTAGTATCACGTTCATATGCTTCAATCTTAGCAGTCATAGACCGAGTTTTTACACTAAGATTGTAAACATCTGTTTTTAAGTTAGATGATTCTCCTTTTAAGGAAGATATTTCATTTTTAAAAACAGATGTATTGTTATTGAGTGTATCAATTGATTTTTCCATGTATTTTTTGCAAGCTTCTAAATTTGAAACTGATTTTTCCAATGTTGTAATTGTCTTTTTATGACCGTCGATTTCATCATCTTTAGATTTTAAAGAGAAAAGAACAACATCATTATTCATGTATATACGCGACATTTCAAATGCATTTTTTTGAGAAGCATTTAAAAGATATGGGTCCGCACCTAATTTTAGTAAAAAATCAATCACGTCGCTGTTGTCATTTCGAATAGCATAATCTAATGCACGATAACCGCTTTTTAAATCAATAATATTATTCACATTATTTTTATCAATCAATCTTTTTAATTCAGTTAATTTATTATTTTGAATGTCAAAAACAATTAATTCAGCAGGTGACAATTCAACTGTTACAGTATCTTTTTTAGATTGTTCAGTTACAGAAGTGACTGAAAATCTTGTTCCTTGTCTGGTATTTCTATTGTAGATGCTCATTTTTAAGTAATAAAACTTTCCTTTTAATTAAAATAATAATGATATTATACTTTTAGAAAAATAAAATTCAATTTTTATAAGACCTAATGGTTAAAATATATATAAATAAATCTTATTTAATATATATATTAAATGAAAATAATATCGTTGTCATCAAATATTGCGGGGCCTGCATGCGGTATTGCATCATCAATTAAAAGATATTTTTATAATGGGTCTAAACAAACCGATATGTTTGACTATCTTGAATTAAGTTTATTATCAATTATACAAGTATTATTATTAGATAATATTGATTTAATATCATATAATAATTCATTTCTACCTAATATAAATGATTGTCATAGTGTAACTTTTAATAATTATGATAGGATGATTAGTCATCATGATTTAAAGATAGATTATAACGAAGTCGACTATATTAATTTTATAGAAAAATATAAGAGACGATATTTTCGTTTAATAGAATCTATTAAAACGGAAGACATTATATTTTTTATAAGATATGGTGAAGAAGATACAGCACAATTAATGGAATTTACAAGTATTATTAAAAAATTAAATCCGTCGTGTGATTTTTATATAATTAATATTATCTATAATGATTCAAATAATAACTTAAAAAATAATACATTAAATCCAATTATATCAAACGTACATGTAATTAATTTTTATGATTATTTAGATAAAGATATTATATATAATAGCGATTTATATTATAGAATGATGCAATTCAATTGGCGTGTCGTATATGATTTTATTAATGAACATTTACCTGAAAAATATAGAGGAGAGATTTCATTTGAACAAAAATAATTATTGAAAAAATTAATTTAAATTTATTTTTTATTTTATTGTCATAAATATATTATGGTAATAAAATTAAATCTTATTCATTATGAATGGACTGATTTTGTATTATTAGATTTTGATAAAAATCGATTATATAGATTAAGTGTTGAAGATGAAGGTGCTTCTTTTAATATTAATAAAAATATAATTATTATAAATTGGGATAAATGGGGAATAGAGTTATTTATAACTTATTCAAATGACTATAAATATTTTGCATGTTCTAAATCTATTTTTTATCATGAAGAATGGGATGATTTATGTTACATAGATAATATTAATAAATTAATATTACGAGAAAATTCAAATGACATAGGTATTTTTAATACGGATAATGAAGAATTTATTATAAAATGGACTCATTATGATAGTATTAATTATCCGGATTTTAGTGTTTATATAAAAAAGATAGTATATGAAAAAGAATCTAATGAAACGGATGTAGAATCTATTGAAACGCCTGAAATAATTCAAGCCATACAGGAGCCGATACAGGTTCCTATACAAGAGCCTATACAAGAGCCTATACAAGAGCCTATACAGGTTCCAATACAAGAGCCGATACATGATATCATACATGATGTCATACAGGAGCCTATACAGGAGTCTATACAAGAGCCTATACAAGAGCCTATACAGGAGCCTATACAGGAGCCTATACATGATGTCATACAGGATATCCTCATACAAGAGCCTATACAGGAGCCTATACAGGAGCCTATACAGGAGCCAATAATTAATATTGAAACAAACAATACAATAATAAATGAAGAAATTATAAACGAACCTATTATAGAAGTATGTGAAATCCCTGAAAAAGTTGATAATAATGCATTGGAAACATCATTTGAAACAATAAATACACCAAATACACCAGTCACCCAAAATCAAGAGGAAGTTTTTGAACCAGAAGAAATTGTGAAAGAAACAAATAAATGTTTATATCGTACTTATACACCAATATCATATAATAAACGTATACCAAATATTATTCATTTTGTATTTGGATTTAAACCCCAGATTGAAGAGTTTGAATTGTATAGATATATTGCCATAAAGTCGGCGATAGATATAAACAAACCTGAAAAAGTATATTTTTATTATTTTTATGAACCATTTGGATATTGGTGGGATAAAATAAAACCCTATTTAACACTTGAATTTATAAAGCCACCTACAGAAATTTTTGGAAATAAAATATCCCATTATGCACATCAAGCCGATATTATTCGTTTAACAAAAATTATAGAACATGGTGGTATATATCTTGATATTGATACAATATGTTTAAGGTCTTTTAATGATTTATTAGATAATGATTTTGTAATGGGTATACAAAATAATTCGGAAGGAACAGATGCATACGGATTATGTAATGCTGTATTGTTAAGTTCACCGAATTCATACTTTGGATTAAGATGGTTTGACACATATAAAAGTTTCCGTTCAAAAGGCCGCGATGAAAATTGGGATGAACATAGCGTATTGATGCCATTGCGTTTATCAAAAGAATATCCCGAACATATAAAGATATTAGGAACGAATTCATTTTTTTATCCCTTATGGTACGACATTAAAAATATATTATTTAATGAAAACATTGATTTAAACCAATATAAAACAATTATTAAAAATAATTACTGTATTCATCTATGGGATACGTATAGCCATGATTATTTAAAAGCATTAAATGAAAATATAATATTTTCTAAAAATACTATATATAATATATTTTGCAGAAAATTCCTTCGAAATCGCATAAGTCTTGTATTATTAACATATAATCGCGATGATGTTACAATACGGTGTTTAGAAAGTTATTTAAAATGTTTAGATAAAAAATATATAGAAGAACTAATTATTTTAGATAATAATAGTAATAATAATTTGACATATTATTTAAAAGAATATCAAAAAAATCACGAAAAAATAAAATTAATTTTGAGTGATGATAATTTAGGCGTGTGTGGCGGGAGAATGGTATTATTCAAAGAAGCCATTGGAGATATTATTATAAGCATTGATTCCGATGCATATTTATTAAATAATAGTTTTTTTGATAGAATTATATCACTATTATATGATGAAAGTACTGGTATAGTAGGTATTTCAGGGGCTTATTTAAAAAGTTGGGATTTTGGAACACAGGAAGATATACCAGATAATGATAATAATGAATATTATGCAGACCATATAGCGGGTTGTTGTCAGTGTTTTAGACGCGATTTGTTTAATTATGGATTTGGATTAGACCCGTATTATGGTAAATTTTGGGTAGAAGACACCGATTTATCGATGCAATCATTGGAACTAAATAAAAATAATATTAAAATAAATCAGTCGTTATATATCGACCATCATTGGGGCGGTAGTGGGCGCGATTTTAAAGATTTATTTCAAAAAAATTGGGATTATTTCAGTTCAAAATGGAATGGGCGGGTTTTAATGCATTTAAGTTAGATTTATTATAAAGTGTAAAATTAAATATAATTTATGGAAATCATATTTAATTATTAATTATTGAAATAGGATTCTCAAACAGTCATTTTTAACAGTGCTAAGTTAACGCGTTACTTCTTGACTACTTTAAACATGGACTTATTTCAGATAGAATGTACGCTTCAAATGTTAGCTTTCCTTCCAATCCTTCAATCTCACAAAATGATAATGTTACGGAATCGCATTTTACTATATCTCCATTTATTGAATAAAACTCAGGATGACTAAACATACTTACCAAAGTCCCTATTAGTGGTTCTTCATCTTCATGGGTTTTAGTTTTGAACATATATTTTTTATTCAATACTAAATTTTTTGAAAAGGGTTCTGGACCGGGTTCTAAAATGGGTTTTGAAATTTTGTGTAGGTACTCTGTAATTTCAGCTATGTAGTCGTCATCTGTAATTTCATCTATGTAGTCGTCATCTGTAATTTGTGTAGGTACTCTTAATTCTTTCTCTTTCTCTTTAATTGCGAATTGTACGGATTTAACATCTTGGAAGAAACTATGTTGGCACTCTGTAATTTCAGCTATGCAGTCATCTGTAATTTGTGTAGGTACTCTTAATTCTTTCTCTTGAATTACGAATTGTACGGATTGAACATCTTGGAAGAAACTATGTAGGCTGTGTGAATATCGATGTATATTATATCTTATCTCTATCAAGGTCCCTATTATTGGGTATTTAGAATCGTTATGTTTTATTTCAAATTTGTATTCTTTACCTAATTTAAGAGAGTCCAAATATAACCGCTTTTTTGTCGATAATGGAATGACCTGACTAGATTTAATTTTTTCCATAGGAGGAATATCAAAAATGTCACTAAAAGATTCTTTTAAAGGTTCTTCAAATGACATTTTAAAATAATTATCTTCGATACAATCTTCGATACAATCTTGATATATGTTAATCTAAAAATTATAGTTATAATTATAGTAATTAACCTATCAATTTTTTACGATAATTTATAACGCATAATTTCAATATAATTATAATAGTTCGATTTATTCATATATTTTTTATCGAGTATAAAAATAATAATTATGAATAAATATAATATAACAATAGAACATAAGGATTGGAAAGGTAATTGCGTAATTGATAATAATAACTGTATATTTAGAAAAGATATTCAAGATGAGCATGGAACATATATTTTTCAAAAAAATAAGATGTTGGTGAAATGGGATAAATGGGGCGATGAAGTATTTTATTGTTATGATGACCACAAAAATTTTTATGATATAGATACTTATAAAAAGAAATGTCAGGATATATGTATATTTGATAAAAGAGATATTTTATATGTAATATTAAATAAAGAATTACTTAAATTTCGTGTTTGGGGTAAAAATATATTTGGAAAATATAAAATATATAATGAACAATCAAAGATAGTATTAGAATACAATAATGGTATAAAGATTTTTAGAAAGGTAAATGAATATGTGTATTATGATGAAGAATATTTTTTTACAATAAATTTAAATAAAAATTATATATCCGAACTTTATATTTTTAATAAAATAACAAATAAATATTTCAATTCTTTAAATATTGATATTATGGGTGATTGGAAAATGGATAATAATATATTGTTATTGAATTATACAGATTCAAATAATAATATTGTATCACATAAATTTATTTCAAATCATTATTATGAAATCAACGATACGCTTAATATTGAACAATACAATAAACAATTAACAGTAATTAAACCCCATAAAATTACTATGAATGACAGAGTTCTATTTAGTAATATAACATTGTGTAAAAATAAAATTATTCTAACATCTATACATTATAGAGATACTCCATGGTTTATTGATGATATTAATATACATGTAAATGACAGAAAAATATTGAATAGAGAAGTATATGATAATGATAATTTTGAAAGTTCATTTAGTATAATTTTGGAATTAGATATGGTTGTTGATAATATAATATTATTTATAAATTATCAGAATAAAAAACAATTTAAAGTTAATTTGGAACAATCGACAATTCCACATAATAATATATCAGCAATGACTTTATTTAAAGACGACTATGAATTATTAAGGCGCTATATAAAATATTATTATAATATGGGTGTTGAAGTATTTATATTATATTACAACGGTACATTAACTAACGAATTAATTAAATATGTAGATAATATTCATTATAATAATATTAAAATATATTTAATAGAATGGGATTATAAATATTGGTGGCAATATTTGACGTATAAACAGCATCATGCACAAACAATGGCTATAAATGATGCATTACATATATTAAAGAATTATAGTAAATATTTGTTATATAATGATTTAGATGAATATTTTATATTATCACCTTATAATAATTTTAATACATTAATATTGAATAATAGTGAAATTGATATATTTATTTTTAAAAATAAATTTTGTAAAATGGGTATTGATTTAATCCCCTATTCAGAGTTTGATACTAAATTTGATTTAACTAATATTATAGAAGGAAACTATTGGGAAAATAAGAGGGAAAAGAATTTGATTAAATTAGAAAATATAAATGTAATGGGGGTACATTCTTGTTATGAAACATTTAGTGATAAGATTATACATCAAATGGGTTTTTCATATTTTTATCATATTATAAATTTTAGAGAGAAATATAGAGAAGAATTAATGACTGAATATATAACAGATGTGTAATAGAGTGATGTGATGTATGATGCAGATGTATGAAGATAGGACATTGATATAATAAAAAAATGATTTATTTTTTATTATAAACAACTGTTTTTATGGTGTTTTATGAATACAAATGTATGAATATGATTTTATGAATGCGAATGCATGAATACGATTTTATGAATGCGAATGCATGAATACGATTTTATGAATACGATTGTATGAATACGATTTTATGAATGCGAATGCATGAATACGATTCATAAAATGAATACATTAGATAGTTCTATATGTGAAAATATATGTAAATATTTAAGATATAAAGATTTATATAACTTGTCAATTGTTAATGCAAAATATAGTAAAGACGTTGATTTTTATATAAAGTACAACATTCGAAATTTTAAAATCTGGTCACGTAATTTATATTTTTCAACATTATTTGTAATATCTAAAAAAATTATATTTTTAGAATCACTTGAATTAAATTGGTGTCCAAATATATTAGAAAGAAACAATGGAATTACTCTATATTATTTTTCCTCATTAAAAAAACTTAAAATTAATAATTTAACAAGATATGATATAAATTCAATAATAAGTTTATTGGAATCAAGTCCTCAATTAAAAACTCTAATTTTTATTTGGATATCATTTACTGAAAAAGAGATATATAAAATAGCAGATTATTTTCAAAAACTGGATGAATTACATTTAGATTATATGCAAATTACAGATTTAACACTAATCAATATTTCATCATATCTTAATAACTTAGAAAAGATAAATATAATAGGATGCTTGAAAATAGGCGATAAAGGAATAATAGAATTATTTGAAAAATGTAATAAACTAAAATTCATACGTTTAGAATTAGATATAACTGATGAAGCAATATATAAAATGGCAAATAAATGTTATTTGTTAGAAGAACTTAATTTAACATTGTGTAATGATGAAATAACAAGTGTGTCGTTAAATTATTTATTAGAAAAATGTAAATTATTAAAATCAATTAAGATTAAAGGATTTTTTACAACATTTGATGAATATAAAGATTCTGTTACAAATGACATATTTTATGGAATACTTAAATCAACGTCATTACATAATATTTATTTTGAAAATTGTAGTGGTATAAATGATATGGGTATAAATATTTTAGCTGAATCAAAACCATTTATTGAATCGTTTGTTTTTAGAAATTGTATAAATATATCAAACCAGTCAATACAAATATTGGTAAAAAATTCCAAATTTTTAAAATGGTATGAAATAAATCGCAAAATATATGAAATGTAGTTTTTATATAAAAACAAATAAATGTAGTTTTTATATATTTTTTATAAAACTTCTATAATTAAATAATTACATCACAAATTCTTCCTTCAATATGACCAATATTAATATAATGTATTTCTAAATCAGTATCATTCATATGAGATAAATCTGGATAATTTTTTCTATAAATATCTCTATTAAAAGATGGAAAACGATCCGTCAATTTTAGTTCTCTATTTTCTCTAAGACCATATTCAAAAATATGTTTATTATAATCATCTGGAGTTTTTAATCTTATTTGTAAATCTGGATTTAAAGCCCTATATATTTCCCAATTTGTATTTACAGCATATATCATAGATATTAAATGTTGTAAATATTTATCTGCACAATTATTATCTATAATATCATTATGCAATAAATGTAATTCATTATTGTTATTATCTAATAATTGTCCAAAAGAACTATTATCCGCACGACCTCTATTTTTTTTATTATAACTATCTTCTAATGATCTTGTAAAATAATGATTTATTTGAATAATATTATTTGTTATATTATAATTAAATGGTCCATTTATAATATTTTTATTTGGGTCTAAGTATTTAGTTTTGTCATGTAATGAAACCTGATGAGGATCTATTATATAATGAGTATATTGTGGTTTATAAATAGTTTTAATATGTTTATCTTGCTCTAAATTAGAATATCTATAGGAGTCTATGACACAACCATTTTGAATATTATTATGAAAACTCGTTCCAAAAAAAATCTAATTAATACCAATAGCTTGTGCTTCATCGTGTTCATCTAAAAAATCACGGATTGACCAATGTTTTTTAGGAAAAATATATTCATCACCATCTATATTAGCAATCCATTTATTATCACTACCATAATGTTTTAAACAGTGATTATAAGCATTCATTTGTTGGTTTAGACCAGAGAAATCAATAATTGTACATATTTGTTTAAATAGATATTGATGTAATCTATTTTTAATGGGGAACGAACTATCATTATCATAAATATAAAAATGTTCAAAACCTATTATCCAATGATATAAAATAAATTCTTCTAAATTAGTTTCATCTTTAATAATTGAGCATAATGATACAAAATGTTTAACCATGAAATATATTATAAATAAATATATTATATTTAGATGGAATATATAAAAATAAATGATTCTAAAAAAATAAATGAAAATACTTCTGAAAACACTTTTGAAAGAACCTTTATAACATTTATTATACCGAGTATAGGTAGAGACACTTTATTATATACAATAGAGTCATTATATAATTTACAGATAAGTGACTGGAGAGCAATTGTAGTATTTGATGGTATTAAAAATGATAATTTAAATGAAAAGATAAATAATATTGATACTCTTAAAAAAATTATAATTATTAATAGTGATATAAAATATGGTAATATCTCAGTAAGAAATAGTGCGGGCTTAGTTAGGAATATTGGCATAGAATCAATTAATTTTCCAACGGAATGGGTTGGATTTGTTGATGATGATGATACAATATCACCCTATTATATAAATAATTTAAAAAGTGAATTATTATTAAATCATAATATAGATGTATGTATTTTCAGAATGATGTATGAAAATGGTTATGTATTACCTACAAAATATGATAGAAATATAATGAAAAATCGAGTTGGTATAAGTTTTGCAATAAAAAAAGATATTATAAATAAAAATCTATTTATAAATAATCCGTTTGAAGATTATATATTTTTAAAAGAATTACAAAATAAAGGCTTTAAAATATTAATATCATCGTATATATCTTATTATGTACGATTAATATATGATTTAAATAATAGTATTATAAATAACTCTAATGATATAGTTTATCCTAAAATATATTTGAATTAAAAGTTAAATTATACAATATATTCATAGATATATATATTGATATTTTCATATAAAAATATCGCGTGTTATATAAATATTATTTTTATATTAATATTGTATTAATATTTATATGGATTATTATAAAATATTCAATCCTAATGATGAAGAGAGTGATGTATATTGTATACAAAGTTTTTTTGACAAATACCCATATTTTAATAGTAAAGAATATAAAATTTTAAATGAAAATATAGACCCTCTATTGAAGTCATTAAATGGCATAAATATACTTGTACATTATCATTTGCATGGTTTTAAAAAAAATTATATATGTTCAATAAAGCACTTTTACAAATTATATCCTTCATTTGATATAGATTTTTATAAATTATTTTATGAAAAGGAATTAGAAATATATAAAAGTCATGAAAATAATTTTCAAATTCAAGAAATAGACTTGAAACAAACGAATTTTAATAACATATATTATTTAATAGATTTTAATAATTATATACATAAAAATGAGGTAAATGGTCGAATTATATCGTTTAACCAATTTAATAATACATATAATATAGATTACTGTTTTTTAAAAATATTTTATCGTGAATTTAATGATAAAAATGAATATGACATTATGATTTTATTAATAAAATCAATGAATAAAGAACATAATTTTAAAAAATATATTTTATCAGATAAAGATTTTATAGAGATGTATCCAACATTTAATTTAAATTTATATAAATTATTAAACTCTGGAAAACTACCATTATATAATAATGATATAGAATATAAAAGTTATTGGTATCATATAGGTCAATACAAAAGTGAAATAATTTCAATTAATGATGTTATAAATAATATTATACCTGGATTAAATATTGATTTATATAAAATTATATATAATATAAATAATCATGAGTTAGATGAAAAATTAATTTATAATATATATATAAATCAAGATAATCTTATTTATTCATACGATTCTTTTATGCGAATAATTGATGATTTCAATTTTATTTTATTTATTAAACATTATCCAATAATTAAAAATTCTACAAAAGAGAAAATTATAGAATTTTACATAAATAATATTACTAAAATAAATAATATTTATTCTGAAAAATTGTTTTACATAAAATATCCTGATTTTAATTTAAATGAATATCGCATGTTTTACAATGATAAAAACGAATCAATAAAAATATATAATCAATATAATTTTAATAAAAATAAAGATTCAGTTATAATATCTATTAAAGATTTTTATACTAAATATTCATCATTTAATTTGGTTGAATGCAAAAATATATTGAATAAAAGAAAAATTATATTTTCAACAGATAATGAATATATATATTATTGGTTTAATAATCAAAATTCAACTAATTTAGACTATATTATTAATGAATTTAAAACACAAAATAAAGATTTTGATATTGATATATATAAATTATCAAATAGAATAGAAAATACTTTAGGTGATTATGATATAATATTAGATTTTATAAATATAAAAGATAAATCGACGGATTTAATATATTCGATTAAATCATTTTATAATGTAAATACTTATTTTGATAAAGATATATACAGTATATTTAATAATGTTGAAGAATATGATGAAAAAACTTTAATATGTGACTTTTTACAAAAATATAATAACTCTTCACTTGAACTAATCTATGATACAAATACATTTTTGAAAAAGTATACTTATTTTAATTTGAGACTATACAAAGAATTAAATAGGGATTTATCAATAATGAATGATAAAGAATTAATAATACATTGGTATAAAGAAGGTCTTAAACAGAACAGAATATATTCGAGCGAATTATTTTATAAAATATATCCATCTCTTGATTTTAATATAAATAGCCCAACATATAATTTTTATAATTTAAATGAAGTTGAATATAACATGGATGAAATACAAAAAATACTATATTGGATGAATAAGGGTATATATGATTATTTAAAAAAAAGTAAGGATATTGTTGGTAGAGATAATGTAAATAATATATATGAGGTTTTAATTGACTTGGAACAGGAAAAACCCATACTTAAAAATGGTATATCACTAATTATAAGAGCAAAAAACGAGGAATTGAATTTAAAATATTGTATCGAATCAGTTGTTGACTTAGTAGATGAAATAATATTTGTCGATAATAATAGTACTGATGATACATATAAAATAATGAATGATTATGCAATGAAATATAGTAATATAAAATTGTATAAATACAATATTAATGTATCGAAAGTTGGAATTGAACATGAAGAGGCTTTAAAAACGAATAATATGAATACGCTAGGAACATTTTATAATTGGTGTTTATCAAAGGCGACTCGATATAATATATTTAAATGGGATGCAGATTTTATATGCGTTCGTAATAATTTTAAACAATTAGTTGAACTATATGATTTAAAAAATAGAAATGACAAGTTTGCAATTTGGTTTACAGGTAAAACACTATTTGAAAATATTGATAAATATTATTTAAACGATAAATCTTTTTATAATGAGTATCGTATATTTTCTTATAAAAACGGATTTAAATGGTACAATGGTGATACGTGTGAATATACAGAACCTTATATAACGAATTGTGAAAATAAATATAAATATATACATCCATTATTTTATGAAATTAAACGAACATCAATTGATGAATTTATGGAAAGAAGTTCAATGATAGATACACGTGATATAAATGATTTTAATATATTGAATAGATTAAAAGATAATGAAACGAATAATAAAGAAAAAGATATAAGAGTCGAAGGATTAATATATATTGATAAAAGTATTTTAATTTTAAATAAAAAAATAATAATATTTACACCATCATTAAATTTTGGTGGAGGGAATCAATTTGTAATGTACATGTATAATAAATTAAAAACATTTGGATTTTATGTTAAAATAGTGCCTTTACAGAAAATTAATAAAAATAGTTCATTATCGAGTAGATTTAATAGTATTGTTGAGCTTGATATTGAAGACAATGAATTATTTAATATTGATTATATAAAAACATTTAGTCCAGACTATATTATATTTAATTCAAGTATACCTTTTGAAGAGAGTGATATAAAAGAAATATCTACTTTAACAAAAATAATATTTGTAACACATAGTGATGTTGCTTTTTCAAATTATTTTATTGAAAAATACAATAAATACATGTATAAAATTATTACTGTAAATATATATACTATTAGAAAATTAACAAATTTACTAAAAATTAATATTACATCATTTTTTAAATTAACTAATATATTTGATGATTTACATAATAATAGTAATAGAGAAAATGATTATATTAAAAATAATTCTTTAAAAAAAAAGACTAAAAAATTTGGTGTAATATCGCGATTTAGTGAAGATAAAAATATACCAATGTTAATATATTCATTAGTAAATGTTTTTAAAAAATATCCTGATTACAAATGTTATTTAGTAGGGACTGATAATATTTATTATGACAATTATTTAAAATATTTATGTGATTTATTAGATGTATCAAAGTATATATCATTTGAAGGTTATCAAGATAATGTAGTTAGATATTATAAAATGTTTGATTTTATTGTATTACCATCTGTATCAGAAGGATGTTCATATAATATTATAGAAGCAATGAGTTTTGGTAAACCAGTTATTGTAAGTGATGTAGGCGGAAATCATGAATTAATTAAAGAAAATATTAATGGTATAATATATCCATATACGGGTATTAAAGATTTTGAATCTAAAACAATTTATATAAATAATTATAATGAACAATTATCATTAATTGGCTATTTTAAAAAAAGTGACATTGATAAAAATTATATGAATAATAATATAAATTTTAATAATATTGAAGTGAATGTTCCATATTTTATGACATGTAAATTATGTAAAAATATAATGTATAATTTAAATAATAGAAGAAAATGTATATATTGTTTAAATATTAAGAGAAAGATTGAAATATTCAATGCAAATATGATGTCCATAACAACGTCTATAATTAAAATAATTGAAATTGACGATATATCGATAGATAAAATATCTTTGAATAATATAGATTTTATTAAAAAAAACTTTAACAATGATATATATATTAGGCAAATATTGGAATTATTTAAGTAATTGTAGTAAAAATAATTAAAAAAAATTATTTTAAATAATTAACATGAATAAAAATAATTCAAAAATATATCATTTGATATATGATATTTATAATAGAGACCGAGATATAGAAGATTATATATTTTTATGTATATTATCTATTATTGAAACGTGTAATCCTGATAAAATATATTTCCATTATTCTTATTTACCTATTTCATCTGGTAAATTATGGAATATTATTAAAAATAAACTGGATGATAAATTTGTTTTAGAAAAAATTAAAATTAGTAAAACAAATGTGGATTCAAATAATGATTTTAAGAAAGATTTAATTTTAAATATATTAAATGAATATGGTGGCATATATATTAAAAATAATTGTATATTAATAGATGAAATAGACAGTATAGACAATATAAACAGTAGTTGTTTTGATAATTTTAATAATTCAAATGAATTAATAGAAACTCTATGTATGACATCATATAATAAATCGATTGAATGTATTAATTCTTTTAGAACAGATGATAGTGGTATACTATTTAAAGAAATTAATGATTATAGTTTTAGTTCTTATTTTAATATATTGAAAACTTCAAAAATAGTTTTTTTAGATATAGATTTTAATAAATTAGTAAATATTAATATAAATGATGTCTTAAGTAAAATAACTATTTATAATTTATTAATACGGCATATATTAACATTTCGGTTTATGAATAATAAATTATTAAAGGACAATTATAATTCCAATTATAATTCCAATTATAATTCCAATTATAATTCCAATTATAATTCCAATTATAATTCCAATTATAATTCCAATGATAATTCCAATAATAATTCCAATGATAATTCCAATAATAATTCCAATGATAATTCCAATGATAATTCCAATTATACTTCCAATAACAATTACAAATTAATAAATAATATTGATATAATCCTATGGATAAATTTAGATAAATCTGTTAAACGCAAATTAAATATGTATTCAATTTTATCAAAATTTGATGTAACAAATCGGCGTATTGAAGCAATTGATGGAAGTATATTAAAAGATATTTCAAATACATATTTTTATTGTGAAGATAATAAACCGTATCCAAACTTTAGTAACAAAGAATATGCTATTTTGGCAACACATTTAAAGGCAATCGATGAATATTGTAATATACCAAAAGAAACCTTAAAATACGGAGTTGGTTTAATTTGTGAAGATGACCTTTCATTAGATTTTTATAAATATTGGAAAAAAGATATAAAAAGTATTATTGAAGAAGCACCTGATGATTGGGAGATAATATTATTAGGGTATTTTTCATTAAATTTAAATAGGATGGATAGTTTTTCAGTTTGGAATAATGAATGGAGTGCTATATCATATTTAGTTAGATATGACAAAATCAAGATTAAAATAGATGAATTAAAAATAAATGATTTTAAAAAATGGAGATGTACATCATATGATTTAATGGTTTCTGATAATTATATATTTTCAAAATTTAAAACATATGTTTACAAATATCCATATTTTACATTTCCAAATGATAATGATAGTACTTTTCATGATGACCATCTTGATTATCATAGAATATATAAAGGTTCTAATTATATAACGTTAGAAGGAATATATGATTATTATTTTATATAATTTTTATATAATTTTAATATAATTTTATTATATAAATGAATATTCAAAATATAGCTACAAATGTTCCAATATTTACAATATTTGTTTTAATATTAATTATATCTGCAAACTTTTTAGCACAACTTTTTCCATGTAGATTCCAACACGAACTTAATAATAATATGTATTTGAAGCACTTTTTCTCTTTCTTAACAATGGTCTTTTTTGTTGTATTGTCATCTCCCATAAAAAATAAAAAAATAAAAGTAATTGTGGTTCAAAGTATTTTTTTATATATTGCATTTTTATTTTTAATTAAGACGGATTATAGAATATTTATATTATTACTTGTATTATTAAGCGTTTCATATTTATTTGTATTAAAAAAAGTTGAATTAGAAGCAGATAAAGAAGAATTTAAAGAAAATCAAGAAAAATTAAAAGAACTCGATGATGAAATAAAAAATGTAGATTTTTATAATTTTGTAACAATGATTTTTATTGTTATATTTGTAATTATTGGATTTTTATCATATTTAGGACAAAAAAAAATAGAATATAAAAATAATTTCGATTTTAATAAATTTTTATTTGGTAAACCATCGTGTAAAAATAAGAGTCCAAGCGTTTCTATATTAAAGGGTATTTATCATGCACTTGACTAACTAGTTACATTAATTACATTATGTGCGGTTCTTTAAGTAGTATTATAAACTTTTTATGTAAAGAGTTAAAAGTAATTTTTTATATGGTATAATTATATATAATGAGTTTATCTATATTGAATCCATCTTTTATAAATAAAAGTAAAAATACTGATTTTAATTATCAAGTTTATAAAGATTCTCCATATTATCCATATACAGCATGGCTTAAGAATGGTAATAATTTTTTATTTGGATTTTTATTGAAAAGAATTAAAACCAATTCTAATAATAGATATAAAATATTTATTATTTTAAAATTTTTAACAAATAAAAATATAGATTTTGATAAAAAATCATTTAAAAAATATAAAATTGCTAATAATTATTTATATAGCACAATATCATTAAAAACAAAATTAAAAAAAATAGATACATTAAATGATCTAAAAAGAATTAATAGATTTAGCAAAAGTAATAATACAAAATATACAAATAATAAAAATCATAAAAAATCATATAATTTTATAACTATTAATAAACTTACAAATTTAATAAGGAAAAATAAAACATTATTTGAAACAGGTGCTGGTATATCATATAAAGTAATACCATCATTTAATAAAATTAGAACATATATAGGTAAGTATTATAATATTGAAAAAATATTATTACATCCTGATAAAATCATTAATAGATTTGAAAAATGGTTTATGAAAGCGATTTATTCAAATCCTACAATTGGACATAAATCACTAAAGACTATATGTAAAATAACAAATTCTGGATTAATCACTGGTAATTTTGATAATTTACATTCAAAGAGTGGAATAATTCCAATAAATGTACAAAGAAATAATTATGACCTTAAAAAAAATATTAAAAAAATAAAATTATTAGTTGTTATTGGAGTAGATCGCGATTTTGTTAATCATGAATTTTTTAGAAAGAATGGAGTAAAAATAATCATATTTGCACTAAATAAAAATACAATTCCATATTTTGCAAAAGATGAAGATTATATAATATTAGGTGATTTACATAAAAATTTATATAATCTTAATCGATTATTGTTAAATTACTATAAATTATATAATAAAAAATAATAAAAATAATATAAAATCAATAATCAATGAACGAAACATTATCACTGTCATTATCATTACTTAAAAACCCTGGTTTTATTAAACCGTATTTTCCATGAATGCGGTCATCACATGTGTATGTTCTATATTCTGTTTGATGAACATGTGTAATTATAATATCATAAGCGGGGTTACTAACGTTTAAAGAAGTGTTATTATGAATAACTGATGCCAAAATACTATCACATCCTAATATACCAAAATTGAAATCAATTAGTGATAAATCGACGTTTAAAGGACTATTGAATATCCATGCATCTTGTGAATCATCTCTTGGAATATCAAACCTTTTAAAAAGTGTTTTTTTACCGTTAGAGTCTTCGTCATATCGTAATAATGCGTAGAATTTTCCATTCATATTATTATAATTTATTTTTTCAAGCGTTTCATTAAAATATATATCGCTATTTGCCAATATACATAGACTATTTGGGAGTTTTGTATTAATAAATTCAACTGCATCAGAATATTTTAATCTTTTATTACTATCATCATATATCTGTATTTGAACGACTTTATTGTGTTTATCAATATTATTTATAAAATTTAAATTATATATTTTATTATTTAATAAATATATTTTTTCAATATATTTGTTTTGAATATTTTTTAATAAACATCGTTTTAATTCATTTTGTCTTAATTCATTACCTGAATCATAATATGTTGTTATAAGATTCATTTATAATATATTATATTATATAATATAAATAATATTATAAAAAACCGAATTGTTCGAGTTTAAGATAATAACATTTATTTTTTTTCTTAACATTATTCAAAAAAATAAATGAATTTTAAAAATTATCTTTTATTTAATCCAGAACTTAAAAATTTAAATATACAAAATATTAAAAAAGAATATAATGATGATTTAATAACAAATAATAGAGTTACAAGTATTGAATCATTTTTTAAAAAATTTAAAGATTTTAATATAAATATTTATAAAAAATTTTATCCCGAAACTGAAAAACTAAGCACAACTGAAACACTTATTTATTTAAATACTAATTATATTCCTGATAATACAATATATTCATTAAATAGTTTTTTAAATATATATCCTAATTTTGAGAATATTAACATGAATATTAAGATAGATGATTTATTCATTAACAAAATGTATCAATATTATATAGAAAATTTAAATCAAATAAATTTAAGTTCAAATATAAATGATTTAAATTATTACAATAAAACAAATAATGAATTAGATAATGAAAAAAATAATGAATTAGAACAAAAATGTAATAATTCTTCTTTAAAAATAGCCCATGTTTTTATACATTTATTTAAAATTGGAGGTGGAGAATCATATTTAAAACAATTTCATAAATACAATAATATTAATAAATTAAATAATAATTATTATTTTAATGAAACATTATTTATAAGTCGTTCATATCATCCAACTGATATAGATACATTATTTGATTATGATAATTTAAAGATTGTATATTATAAAACATATAATGAATTAAATAATTATTTAAAAGATTTTGATATTATATTAGACCATCAATTGTATTGGTTTGATATTTTTATTACAGAAGTTGCATTTATTGATTTAAAAAATATTATAAGAATAACACATGGAGCACCAATACATTATAAAAATGTAGATTTATATAAATATAATTATTCAATAGAATTGTATAAAGATTATCAAAGTGATATTAGTTGGAATAATCATATTAAGTTTTATAATAATATCGGTGTTCAGAACTATCCGTTTTTTGAAAGAAGTATATCAAATAAAAATATAATAAATGTACTTATATTAGGGCGTATATGTGAAGAAAAAATACCAATGACATTTATAAAATCTTTATTTAATTTTTTAAAAAAATATCAAAATCAAAATCAAAATCAAAATCAAAATCAAAATCAAAATCAACATTTAAATTTAAGTATTATATATATATTTAATTTTTATGGTGTTATTGATAATATTTATGAAAAAATTTTTATTAAGGAAATAAATAGAATTAATGATTATTTCAATAATGATAAAAATCGGCAAAACCGACAAATTCTAAATAATAAAAAAGTGTTATATCATGGTTATATACATCCAGACGCCATAAGCGATGTATTTTTAAAAAATGATATATTAATGCATCCTTCTAAAAATGAAGCTGGCGCAACGGCTTTACTCGAAGCAATGTCGCATGGATTACCTGTAATATGCAAATCTTTAAGTGGAATGATTGAAGCATTAGATGACCAAGTATTTTTATGTAAAAATGATGATGAAATGTTTGAAAAGTTATTATTAATTAATGAACAAAATTATAGTAATATATCATTAAAGAATTATTTAAAAGTTTTATATAAAAATAATCAAAAAGATTGTTTTTTTAAATTAATGAATGATATAAAAAGTATATATTATACGGGATTTGGATGTATAAATAAGAATAAAATTCCTAATATTGTACATTATATATTTGGATTAATACCACAAAGTGAAGAATTTTCATTTGTATATTTTATGTCAATCTATTCTAACTATATTATAAATAAGCCCGATATAATATATTTTCATTATCAGTATGAACCATATGGATATTGGTGGAATAAGGCATGTAAGTATGTAAAATTAAATTATATAAATTGTAATGATATGTCATGGGGTAAAAAAAAGATATTAAAATATGCTCATAAGGCTGATAAAATAAGATTAGATATTTTGTATAAATATGGTGGTATTTATATGGACATTGATACTATATCAATCCGTCCATATAAAGAAATATTTAATAGTATGAAAAATATTGATAGTGTAATAGGAATTCAAGAAGAAAATTATTTAAATAGGGATTTAACTTTATATTGTAATGCAATACTTATGTGTAAAGAAGGTTCAAAATTTATACAAAAATGGATAGAAATGTATGAAAAATATTTTGTAACAGATGGTTGGTGTGAATCATCCGTTTATTTACCTCAAAAAGTTATGGATAAATTGGAAGAAGAAACAATAAATCAAATAAAAATACTTGATAAAGATTATTTTTATAATCCATCTTATAATGAAGTTCATAAAATATTTGAAGATAAATATGAATCCTCATATTTAGATAAAAATAATAATCTTACAACACTACATCTATGGAATACTTTTAGTAATAAATATTATAAAGATATTTATAAAGATGGTTTTTATTGGGCTTTTAATCCAGAAAATAAATTTACATTATATGCAGAATGTATAAGAACAGTTATTGGTAAAGAACAAAATGTGAAAAATTCATTTGTATATAATATATCTATAATAGTAATTTATGATAAAAATACAATAGAAGAGGATATATTTTTAAAAAATATATTAGAACAAGAATATATTTATAATATGAATATTGAAATAATTGTAATTGATAATGGGACAAAATCATATTATGATAAAATATTTAATAAAAATGAAATAAGAGATAGTTTATTAAATAAAATAATAGATTTATATGTAATTGAAACGAATGATGTATATACAGATGAAATATGTAATATTATTGGAAAAGAATATTCAAATTATGATACTATATATTATTTTAGTTTTAATACTGCTTTAAACGAAATTAAATTTACAGATATATTTGAATGTGGAAATGAAAAAGAGAAGGAAAAATTATATGAATATATTGATTCTAAAATAATCTTAAATAAAAATGATAAAAATAATTTATCAAAAATAAGTGGAATATATAAGATTGTTTAATAGATTAAATAATAATTAAATAATCATTAAATAATCATTAAATAATCATTAAATAATCATTAAATAATTATTAAATAATTATTAAATAATAATCAATAATAGTATTTCCTGTGAAAATCCCCGTAATCACAATCAATTTTATTTATATCACTATATGAAGCTCTTTGATAAACACACATTGGATACACACAATATTTATTATGTAATAAGTCATTATATGTATTATCAATCTCTTTATCGGATGATTCAATTATATTAATAATAGATTTTAAAGATTCTTTTTTAAATAATTGTGCAGTTGTTGTAAGTCCTTTTTTAATTTTTAATAAATTGGGTTTTATCTTAATTGCATCATCTTTATCTTTTAAATTAATACCTAAATATAATATATCCCATTGAATATCTTCTAAATCAATTAAAGCCATTGATAAATATATGTAAGTATTTTCAGTAAATGTAACATCATCTTCAATAATCATTATGTAATTTATATTTGGATCATTATCTAAATTTAAATAAGCTTTTTTCAAAATTTCGAGATGGCTCATTTTACATCCACATGCTGATTTTAAATATTCAATATTATTTTTTTTCCATAATTTAGATGCATTAATTAGGTTTGATTTTTTTATATCTTCTATTTCAGGATATATCGCCGAAAATCGTGTGAATTTATATAAATTTATTTTTTTAAGTTCTTTATATGTTTCTTCGTAACGGTCAAGTCTCTTATCTAAATTAATTATATATGTATCAATATTATTCCAAATATTTTTTTCAAAATGTATATTATTTATATTTTTTAAATAATTATGTAAAATATTAGTTTCGCTGGGTTTTAAATTTTTTATAATATCTATTATTTTTGAATAGAATATTTTATATACATATATTTTTTCAATATTATTATTCCATTCCTTGTTAATTCCCTTGCCTTTTTCTATTAAATATTTATATATTTTATTATTTTCATTTGTTTCCAATGATTTTAACGGTTTTAAACCTATTTTATTTACTTTTTCTAAAAAAAACAATATTTCATAACCAGAATAATCTAAAAATATTTCTGGATCAAACTTAAAAAAATTATTTGATAAAATATCTTTTTTTAAAATTAATGAACTATAATTACTATCAGTATTATTATTTACTTCAATAATATTTTCATTTTCAATTATATTTAATATATTACTTTTATTTTCATCATTCATATAATTATAAAATATATCTTTCTCTATAGGAACGTCCGTTTCAATATTATAAAAATAAATGTATTTATAATTAATTTCATTTAAAAAATATATCATTAAATTATTTGCAAGTGAACGATTGTATTTATAATTATTTTTTAAAAAATTACTATTAATATAGTAATAATTAAAGTATGATTTATTTAATAATTGTTCATTCATTATTTTACCGAAATGAATAATATTTATTTGAAGTATATCTTTTGAATGAATATGTATATTGTATATATTATCAATAATATTTATACAATTATCATATAAAATATAATCATGTAAAAATACAATTAATTGAATAGTTTTATGTTTATTATCATCATTAATAGATTTATATAAATATTTACACAAAAAATTATTAATAAAATAATTGTAATTAATTTTATTTTTATTATAAAAATCTATTAAAAAATTAATTTTTTCAAAATTAATATTATTATTTAATTCAACTTCTCCATTTATATAATATATTTTATTATCAGAAAAGTTTTTATAAAGTGTAGCATTATAATAATTAATTAGCTGGAATTCTGATATAATATTATAATATATACCATTATTAAATTCATATAATATAGTATGTTCTTTAAAAAAATCTTTAAACAGTTTTTTACAAAATGATAAATCATTTTCATTTGAACAATAATAATTATTTGTTATACTTTTAAAAAATAATATTAAATCATCTATATTATTAATTAATTCAATATATTGATTTGGAATACTGCATAAAATTTCTTTTTTAAAAAATATTAAATTATTAATAGAATTTAAATTATAATAATTTGTGAATAGTAGTTTTCTAAAAATAAATAAAGTATTTATATAATTAAAATCTACTCTTGGATCAATCGGATACTTATTATTAATATATAA